GACCTACGAGCTAGCCCCCTAGCTCGACCGACGACTCTACGGCCGATAAAATGGCGGAGGTACGCAGGGGTCTCCTATCGTGGGACCCCTGAACCACTTCAAGACGCCCCTATGTCGGAACAGCACCCAAGCCTCGACGTCATGCCGCTGGCATTCGATGAAGAAATTATGCTGGCTGGCCCGCAGGGCATTGATGGATGGCTTGCCTATTTTGAGTTCCAGAAACTGGGCGTGCCCAGCATACAGACCGATGCAATCGGGAAGCCCGTTGGGCGTGGTGGTTTCGAGTCGTTGCCACCAGCCGCGCAGGTCCGGCTTTATATCGAGCCAGAGTTTTGCTTCTGTGTCAGCCATCGCCACGATCTCTGGGATTTGATGTCTCTGACGGCGGAGATGCTAATTTCATACTCCGCAGCTAACTCATAAAGGTTGCCAGAGCTACGCCATATCTCTAGGGCCTGCTGCTCTGTCAGCTTGTTCGTATGCATGGCGCGACCGCGCTTCTGCCGTGTCTTGCTCACCATGTCGTCTACGTTGTCCTGATGGGTTCCGAGGAAGAAATGGAGAGGCTCCACGCACTTCGTATTGTCGCAGCGATGGCAGACCTGTTCCTCGGTGGACAGGAACACGCCGTGCGTTTCCTCGTACACTATCCGCGATACTTTCCGGCATCGCGGCGGCTGAAAAGTCCTATCCTTGACCATGGGGTATCGGCCACTGAGCGTACACACGAGGCAATGTACGCCTTCAACTAGCGGCGTCGTCTCGTCCCGGTAGGACGACCGGGCTATCCGGGTCATGAGGGGGACGGGACGAGGTGCCATTTCTACGGCCGCACGAGTCGTTCCTTGAGCCCGCCGAAGCTCAGCGTCTTGGGCACTTCGTCGTGATCCTGCGCCAGCCCGAGCAGCAGGTGGAAGGCCACCATGCCGGCGTGGAACAGGCCGTCGGGCCGCCGGATGCGCTTGATGCGCCGCCCGCCGTCGACTGCTTCGAGGTTGCCAGTGCGCATGCGGCCGATGATGTAGAAGCCGACATCGAGCGCGCGGTTGCTGTACAGGCCATCGATCAGCGCCTTGGCGGCAGGCCGCGAATCGACGCCCTCCATGTAGCCCTGCTGGGACATCTTGCGGGCCACGCTGTTGACCTCGCGGTCGCTCAGCTTCATGTCCTCGAACGCCTTGACCGCGCGGCTGATGTCGCGGAAACGACTCGACAGCATCTCGACCGGCTCCTCGTAGCCTTTCCAGCGCTGGACCTTGAGCGTCGGCCCGATCAGGAAGCTGCCATCCCTCTGGACGCCGACACCGATGTGGGCGCGCCTGTCCTTGAAGTGGCTGTTGAGCAGGAAGAACGTCAGGCCGTCCGAGCGGCTCGCGGCGACGAGGTGTCGGCCATCCTTGGCCTTGGCCTTGCCGCTGTCCTTGTGGCGGCGGCCCTGCACGGCGACGCCGATCTCGGTCATGTCATGGGCCGCCCGGACGTGACGCAGGAACGCCGTGGTGTCGAGTATCTTCTCGGTCTTGGCGTTCTTGCGGGGGGCGGCGGCGGGGGCGGTCTTGGCCACCTTGGGCAGAGAAATGTGTGTCATGTGATAGTGGTAGTCGGTATCCTCATGATAATCAAGATTGTACTTATCGCAAGGATACTGTAGGATGTGGGAATGGCACACCGCACTTATCCCCACCTGATGTTTGTCTACGGCACCCTCCAGAAGGGTCACGGCAACAACCGCGTCATGATCGGCGAGTCGGGCAAGGAGGCACTCCTGCTCGGCAAGGCGACGACCATGCAGAAATACTGGATGGCGAGCGGCGGCTACCCGCGCGTCGCCAAGCAGGTCCTCGGCGGCTTCCCGCCCGACATCGAGCGCGAGGACTACCACGGTCAGGTGCGGGGCGAGGTCTGGATGGTCAACGACTCGGCGATCAAGGCGTGCGACCACCTCGAAGGCCACCCCCGCTTCTACCAGCGCGAGATCGTCCCGGTCACCCTCGACAAGGACCGCGCCCGCCTGCGGCCGTGGATGTACATCATCGTCGAGCCCTTCCGGGCCTACGAGTGCATCGAGAAGAACCGTGACGGCGTGCTGCACTGGGAGTCCCTGTACCGGGTCGCCTCGTGAAGAAGCTCTCCGACACCTTCGTCCGTACAGCCCTAGCCAGCGGTGCCATCGTGCCTCCACCAGACCGGCCACAGACCTCCGCCTGCAACACGCTTGCCGCTGTGGGATGGATTATAGCCTTCCTCGGGGCCTCCGCATTAGCGGTAGCATACTTCTTGGAGCGCGTTTAGTCTGCGCTCCAGAGGAGACTGCATGAAGATCGTCAACAAGGCCCTGACTGACCTCGACAACAATGTCATCAAGGCAGGCGACATCGAGCTGACCGTCGCCACCGTCATCATCAACTGCGCGCTGTCCCCCATGCCGCCGACACCGGATGGCAAGACCCGCGAGGAAGCCGAAATCAAGGCGCGCGGCGACCTTGCCGCCATCGTCAACAAGGCAGCGATTGGCGAATCGTTCGACGTCTCCCCGGAGATGGTCGTCGAGCTGAAGAAGGACCTGCGACGACTCTTCTCGACCCTGATCGCGTGGCGGATGCTGCCCATCATGGACGGCAACAGCCACTAGTCCGGCTTCTCCAGTTCGCGCTCGATGTAGAGCGACGACTCGGACCTCTGGGCGGGACCGGGGTCCACCTCGTAGCGCACAAGGTAGAGCACATGACCAGAGCGCGGACTGGCCTGCGTCCCGACGACTCGTCCGAGCCGGTTGTCGAGCGGCTTGATCCTCACGAGGTCGCCGGTCGAGAAGGGCATGGCTAGGCCGCCTTCTTGGCAGGCTGTCGGAAGGTGTTGAACTGGGTCGTGCAGCCGTCGCACAGGATCAGCGAGATCATCGTCGGCATCCCCATCGTCGCCATCGCCGGAGAGCCCTCGGGCGGCGCTACAGGGGCCGTGACCGACTGACAGTTGAGGGTCGACCAGCCCGCAGGCAGGCCGGTCGTGGACGGAGCCGAAACGACTCCGTCACGGTCACAGGTGTATGTCGTCGTCGTGGTTACAGGCATGAGTCGTTCTCCTCTGCTGTTACGTTTTGATTATTTTGTTCATTACCATGGTTGCCTGCGTGTTGTTGTGCGCAATGCCACTGCCCGTAGGGTCAGTCCCCAGCAGGCCAGAGCCAGCGACCGTAATGTCCAAATCCTGAAACAGGCCGGCATTGGTGCCGTCCGCCGTGCCCACGGCGCGCGTCGTTCCATTGGACAGGTTGTTGCCGACAAGCCCGTGGCCCGATGCCGTGTGACCGTGGCTTTGTATCGTGTGCGCATGCCCCGGCAACTCTCCTATCGCCAGTGCCACGGTTCCTGCGCCGCCCGCCGAGCCAACAGTAGAGGGATTGGCGATGTTCAGGCGACCCGCGCCGCCGTCCGGTCCCGCTATCACACGGCCACGAAGATCGGGCAGGTTGAAGTTACCGCCACTGCCGCCATAGGTGTAGCCGATGGCGGCGTGCAGATTGCCATAGGACGCGACTGTCACCGACTGGCCTTGGCACAGCAGCCATCCGGCCGGGGCTGTCGTACCGGCATAGTCGAGGACCGAGCCAACCGGAACGTCACCACCACCGCCGGCCACGCCGGGATCACCCTGCGGCCCCTTGAGGCCGGTGAGCGGGAACGCGGAGAACATAAGCAGCCGCGCGCCAATAGTGCCCGCAACGCCGCCGCCTGCGAAAACCTCAAAGTAGTCGGTACCGTTGGCGTCGATGTTACAAGACAAACTTTGTGCGTCGTTGTAGTTCGTAGTAGCCGATACACCATACGAATTGACTACACCGACGCCGTTTTTGTAAAGTTGAAGGTAGCCGGTCGATGCGCCGCTGCTCGACATGTAAGTCGAGTGCGCCGAGATATGATAGCGCCCAGCAGGCGGCGTGTAGCGACCCGTCGCTACGTTGTACCAACTACCCGAATTGCCCGAGAGAATGAGGTCGGGCTTCATCACCACTGGAGTTACCGGAGCGGTCACGTTCGCTGAGTTCGTCGCGGAGAAGTCGCCGCCCGGTGAGGCGACGCTGGCCCTCACCCACGCCGTCGTTGCGATCTCGTTGTTATTGCTGCCGGGAGCAGGTGACCTGCCTATGGTGCCAAGCCCATCATCCGTGACGATGAACAGCGGCGCGTTGAAGGCACTGTTGACGATGTCGAACTGGCCGTTGATCGAGCGCAGCCACTTGTTGGGCGCGCTACCCGCAGAGTTGCCGACCAGCAAAATGCCTGCGCCGTTGATGCCAGTTCCAGTGACAGAGAGTTGCTGTGTGTTCCCGGCACCATTGTCGTTGATCCAGCCAGCGGGTGTGCTTACACCGCCGGTGGCGATAAGCTGGCCGCCGCTGAAGTAGTGAGACCCACCTTGGTCGTTGCTGTAGTTGATCTCCAGACCGGAAGAGCCGTAGCCGATGTAGCCGCGCCGTGTCCCGCTGGCCTCGGTGAACGAAATGTATCCCGTGTTGGTCGCACCATCGGCATTCATGCTGACCTTGCCGTTGCCGGAAGTGCCCGCCTCGACATAGTTCCTGAACCCCCCGGCAGAGGCCACAACGGAGCCGGCCTGATCGGAGTTACCGGCAGCATCGGCGCGGTATTTAAGAACGCCAGCGGTGTCGTACATCTCGAACGTCGAGTAGACGATGCTGCCGCTGCGAAGCTCTATGCAGGCCGAATGGGCGGCGTTCGCGCCGGTCATGTACATCCGGCCAGTGCCCGGCTGGGCCGCCGTAATGTCTGTCCCGGCATAACCGACGCCAAGACCGTTAAGGTTGTTGTCGGTCGGCGGCGTGACAACGAGTCGTCCGCAGGGGACGGAAATTCCGGTCGGGCTCATCCACAGGTAATAGGTGCTCTGGTCGACCTTCCTGAAATAGTGGTTGTCGTTGGTGTAGTAGCTCGACGGATTGACCGTGTTGCCCATCGTGATGTTGTTCACCGCGCTGAGCGGCGAACGCAGGGCGGTATAGTCACCGCCTTCCCGTATCAGGACAGGCTGATCGTTAAGCCTGAAGGTGTTACCGGCATTGACCCAATCGGTCAGCGTCGCCGTCGTGCCGGTCAGCGCGCCGTTGACGACAAGATTGTTCAGAAGATTGAGTTGCCCAGTGGGACCAAAATATCCATACGTTGGCGTGCCCGCCGGTCCCTGAAAGTAGATGCCGCCGCCCGAGTAGGTGCGGATGCCGACGTTGGTGCCGTCACCGCCGAAGCCTGCATTGCTGCCGGTTGCAGCGAGGGGGCCATAGATCAGATTGTTGAACGTCGCCGTCGTGCCGGTCAGCGCGCCCGTCAGGGTGACGTCTCCGGTCGAGCGTGTGATCTTGAATGGCGTGCCGAGCAGGGCACCGGCATCGGTGTAGCTGTTGATGATGTAATCGCTGCCGGCGTTTGAGCCGCTTTCCGCGACGTTGTTCTTGGCCAGCACCCAGCGGGCGTTCACACCTGTCCGAAGGATCGTTCCGGCGAACTGGCCGGCGTCGGCGATGGCGTACAGATAGGCGGCGAGCGCATCGCCGGTCCGATCAACAACAATGCTGCCACCAGTCGTCGATATGCTGCCGCCGGTACTGGTGACGCCTCCTGTTGCCGACAATGTTCCGGCCATTACTGTACTGCCATCGTACTTGTAGCGCGTGTGCTCGGTGAACGTCGTGTCGGCTCCGAGCTTGCGGATCGACACGATCAGGTCGCCAAGCGGGCCGGTGCCGCTAATGGCGTAGCCCTTGATCGCGGCAAACGAGCCGAAGCCGTCACCGAACATCACCGCGCCGCCGGTTCCCGTCGCCGTGCCGGTGCCGTGTGCGTAGATCGTTGCGGCCTGCGAGCCAGCCGGATCGTAGTTGGCGGCGGTCTGGTCAGTGCCCCGGACGTGCAGGCGGGCAGCGGGAGTTCCGTTCAGTCCAAGGGCGACGTAGCCCGTGGCGCGGGACGCATACAATACCGATTGCAGGGCCGCGCCGGCGTCGTCGGAGGAAGTGATGAACAGGTCACTGCCTGCGTTGGACCCGGCCTCGGCACCGCCCGTCTTGTACAGCGACCAGCGGTTCAGGCTGCCCGTCTGCATGTAGATGCCAGCAGCCTGCCCGGCATCGGCACGGGTATAGAAAACCGCACCGTTGGCATCGCCGGTGCGGTCGATCATCACATAGCCGCCCGTGGAGATGATGTTGCCGGCGCTGGTGGTGATGTTCCCGGTCATCGACAACGACGTGCCGGCGAGTGCGCCGGTCATCGTGTCGCCCGCCACGTTGACGTAGGTGGCGTCGGCCGCTGCCGCCGTCTGGTAGCCCTGATCCTTGACGAACTTGGTGGTGGCGAGGCTCTGGTCGTTGTCGCTCGCCGGGATAACGGTCGCGAGGGTCGGGTTGCCGGTGAACACGGGCGACAGGAGCGGCGCGACCTTCGTCCAGTCGACGCGCAGCTCTACGTTGCCTGACACGCCGCCGCTATCTGGGTCGAGGCCGTCACCCGCCGCGACACCGAGGATCGGCCCGTCGCCGGTCGCCGTGTTGAGGTAGCCGGTGATCTTGACTCGCGTGCCGCTGGTAGGGGCCACGCCCTGCGCGCCGATGAATATCGCATTCATCTTGATCCAGCCCAGCGTCCCGCCCCCGTCGTCGGGCTCACTGGTTATGTCGTAGCGCGCATAGAACGTCGTCGGGACGAACTCGTTGGTGATGATCAACGAGTCGCCGGGCAGGAACAGCGTCAGGTAGCGAAAGAAACCGTCGTCATCGACCTTGCTGATCGAAATCCGCCGTGCGTTGGGGTCGGGCGGGTCGACCGTGACCGTCTCGATCCCCATGTTGCCGACGTCCGGGTCGACCAGCGTGTTGGTCGGGGTGATGTACTGGTAGACCGCCGCGCCCTGACCTCTGGTCGTGAACAGGTCGCGCACCCACGCCGTCGAGGCGATGTTGCTCGAATTGTCGGTGCTGATTCGTTTCGGCACCGAGGACGTGCCGGCTGGCGCGGCCGATGAAATGGTGAAGCTGGTGCTGATCGTCGCGCTGGGTGCCGTCACCGTGCTGCTAAACGCCGCCGTCGTGCCGGTCATGTGCCCGCTGAACGCGCCGGTCACGCTGCTCATCGCGCCTGTCAGGGTGACGTCCGTACCGAGCAGCGTCCCGGTCATCGTGTCGCCTGTCACGTTGACGTATGCGGCGTCAGCCGCTGCCGCCGTCTGGTAGCCCTGATCCTTGACGAAACGAGTCGTTGCAATCGACGTGTCGTTGTCCGATGTCGGCGGTGTCGGAGCCGTCGGGTTGCCGGTCAGGATGACGTTGGCCTTGATCGTCGGGTCGGGATACGTCCCCGCCAGATCGCCACCAGCCGGTCCCGTCGGCACGTTGAACCCTGTGCCCTTGACCGAAACCCACATCGTGCCGTTCCACTTGTACGTGGCTCCGTTGGCAGCGGTGAAGCTCTGGTTAAGTGTCAGAGGCGGATTTGGAAAGTCGATGACTGACATGGTTACACCCACGCACTTCCGTTCCAGATTTTAGCAGGCTTCAGCATCCACGCACTGCCGGTCCACACCTTGGTGGGCTTGTTGACCCACGCACTGCCGTTCCAGAGGTGCATGGTGCCGCCCGTTATCGGGTTCGCCACGATACCAGTGGACGTCAGGGCCAGCGCGCCGAGGGTCGTATTCAGGGTGCCGGTAACGGCAGGAAGAACGATGCCATTGGCTGACAGGGTCAGCGTGCCGAGCGTGGCGTTCAGGGTGCCGGTGACGGTGCCTGCGGAAGGCGTGAAGACCGTGCCGGCGGCGCTGACCGTGAGCGCGCCGAGAGTCGTCCCCAGCGTTCCCTTAACCGACACCTTGGCGGTGCCGGTCATGGTCAGCGAGCCCAGAGTCGTATTCAGAGTTCCCTTGGCCAGCGCCTTGGCGGTCGCCGACAGGGTCAGCGCGCCGAGGGTCGTGTTCAGGGTGCCTGTCGCTACCTGCCTGCCAGTCGCTGCCAAGGTCAGCGCGTCGAGCGTGACACTCAGGGTGCCGGTAACGGTCCCGGCGGAAGGCGTAAAGACCGTGCCGCTGGCGCTGAGTGTCAGGGCACCCAGAGTCGTTCCAAGCGTGCCCTGCACCAGCGCCTTGCCGCTGCTGGCCAAGGTCAGGGCACCCAGAGTCGTATTGAGCGAGCCGCTGGCCAGCGCCTTGGCCGTTGCCACCAAGGTCAGCGAGCCAAGGGTCGTGTTCAGCGTGCCGGTAAAGACTTGATTGGCGACGGTGCCGCTGGACGCCAAGGTCACGGCACCCAGAGTCGTATTGAGCGTGCCCTGTACCAGCGCCTTGGCGTTGCTGGCCAGCGTCAGCGCGCCGAGAGTCGTATTCAGCGTGCCCGATATGACCGGGAGCGGATCGAAGACCAAGCCGCTGGCACTGAGCGTCAGCGCGTCGAGCGTGGGTGCCGCAACCGGCCCCGATCCCAGATCGAGACCGCCGAACTGGCTGTTGGCAGTTTGCGTATTGAACCCACTGCCGACCGCCGAATTGTAGGCCGATATGACGGAAGTGATGGGCGAGGCGAAGGTCGTTGCCTCTTCGCCAGCGAACGAGTCTGCATCGACGGCCGTAGTCTCCGTGACCAAGGCATACGTCGTCCCCGGCACCAGCGTGACCGGCGCAATCGACCCCCACGCATAACTGCCCGCACTTCTGCCGGTCATGTCGATGGACGCCGAGCCCAGAAGAGTCGCCGTGGCGGCTACGCGAAGATTGACCTTGTTGGTACCGGTGTTCCCGGTGCCGGTTGTCTTGGCCAGCCAGTTCACTGTCAGGTTGGACGAGACACTGAACAGGAAGCCGACTTCACCCACCCAGTCATTGCGGTAGTAGATCGGCGTGAAGGACGTAAGCTGACGACTCGTCGGTGCTGTCGGCGTCAGACCGTACTGGCCCTGCACCAGCACCTTGCCAGTGGCGGCTGAAGTCAGCGCACCGAGCGTGGTGTCCAGCGAGCCGGTGTTCAGCGGAGTCGTTACTTCGCCCGTCGCCGCCAGTGTCAGAGCGCCGAGCGTTACATTGACTGTGCCGGTAGATGTCGGAGGACCGGATGGCGCGAGCTTGAAGCAGCCCATCACCAGAACGTGCGCGGCGGCCAGCGATGACGTGATGCCTATATTGAAGAAGCCGGTGCCCACCGTCTGCTTGATGCCGTCATAGACCGCCAGCGAGGTATCAGCGCCGGTTGTCGTCAGAACATCGGATCGTTCCAGCCACGAATTGAAGGCTGGATCGAGAACACTGTCGGCGGTGGTGCCGCTCGTCGCCAGATCGTTGGAGACGAACCCCGTGTAGCTGCCTTCCTGCCCACCTGCCCACATGGCGACGGTAAGATCATCGTCTTGTGTCGTTGTCGGCCCGGTGATGGCGCTGATTGCTGTCAGGTTTGTCGCTGTCGTCGTCGAGAAAGACACGTCGAGCGGCGTGGTCTGATCGACGGCGCGATAGGCAAAGACGCGCCCCAGCGCGACTGATGGCGCGACGGGATGGGTGAAGGTGTACGACGGCGCAGACGAGCCGCGCACGATGTACGCCATCATGCCGGAAGGCGTTGCCGACGTATTAGTCGCTGTGTTGTTGTTGAGTTGCTGGCTGACGCGCGTCCAACCAGATGGCAGCGTGATCTGCGTTGTCGAGGCGATGCGGCTGCCGATGCAGGCGACCAGCAGGTCGCCCGATGCGACGCCAGCCGGCTCGGTCAGGGTATGCGTCGTCGCCGTTACCTCGACGGACGTGCCGCGCCCGACGTAGGTCCACGACGTGCCTTGCATCGTGATGTAAGGATCGGTCGTCGTTCCAGTCTGCTCAGACAGGTTTATCAAGCTGCGACCGTCACCCGTTGGTGGAGTCGCCAGACGTTCAAAACTGGAATGAAGGCACAGGTTGAATGTCGCGCTCCGGGCTGGATCAATTGTCAGGGTCGCGTTCTTGGTGCCCGATGTCGTAGTGATGCCGACTGCGGACTGCGACGCAGACGCCAGTGCAGCCCCCGCGATCTTGTTGGTGAGTGCGCTTACGGCGGTGAGTTCAAGCGTGTCGCCAGCCGGCGCGGGAGCTGCTGTAGCGACGGTGAACGTGACTATGGACGAGCCGCCGGCCGGGACTGCGCTGGTGTCAAATCGGAAAAAGATTTGGTTGCAGGTATAGGCAGTCGAGAACACCTGCCCCGTGAAACCTTGGTTCGCGCTTCCGCCCGTTGCGGCATTGGTATTGGCCCGCGCATTGAGATAGACGGACGAGCCGACGCTGGCGGCTTGGGTATCGGCGGCATCGGAATAAATCTTGAAAAGGATGCTCATACGCCGATGCCTTCCAGCATCTCGCGCACGGCGCGGCGCAGGTCACGCCGCTCATTGCCGGTCGGATTGCGCGGCAGCAGCGGCGGGTTGACGATGTGGACCGTGTGGCGCTCGCCGTCGATCTCGACGCCCATGATCAATTGCCGCTGCGGCCCAGCCATCACCTCCAGTATCCGGTAATCGACTCCGTTGTGCTTGTAGGGAATGTCGAGCAGCCGCCGCTTGATCTCGTCAACCAGCGCATGCGTCTTGATGAAATAGACGAGCGCCCTCTTCTGGTCATCGTCCAGCGTGACGTCGGCATAAACTGCCGCGATGTCGTCACGCAGGGCCATCGCTAGGCGTTCGCATCCGTCAACGTGAAGGCGGTGATCTGCACGGTCTGGCCGGCGACGATGGTCGTGTTGTCGAGCGCCATGTCGCCGGGGATCGCGCCCTGAATGTAGCAGGTGCCGCCCTGCTTGATGCGGAAGTGCGCGGCAAGCCCGCCCGCCGCAGCCGAGGCAATCGTCCACGGTCCGTTGTTGATCGCCTTCGCTCCCGACGCAGCGGCGAGCAGCCAGTCCGACGGGATGCTGATGGTGGCGAGCGCCGCCCCGGTATCTGTCGCCGCGCAGTTGGCAGGCTGCGCCGTCGTGCGGATTTCAAGCGTCACGCCCGTGGTGCCGATCTGGGTTTCAATCGCGTCGAGTCGTGCGTTGCGCGTCAGCACGCCAAGTTGAACTGCCATGTCTCACTCCTTCAGGTGGTATCGATCCAGATGTCGTTGATCGCAGGCGACGACGGTGCCGTTGCGCTGATGGTGATCTTGACGATGTTGGGGGCGGTGACGTTTCCGCTGAATGCAGCCGTCGTGCCGGTCAGCGGGATGGAGAACGCCGCCCCGCCTGCCTGCATGGTCAGGTAGTTGATGTTCTGAAGAGCGTTCCTGAAACGATGGGCGTTGTTGTTGTAGATATTGTCCGCCGCTGCCGGTGAGCCGATTGAAAGGCGGACGTGGCCCGTCGGGGTCGCGAAGTTGGTGGTGTTGGCGTCGAACACGATCACCGGCATGGCGTTGTACTGGTACGACCCGGAAACCGAGACGCTATCGCTGAACGTCGCCGACGTACCGGTCAGGGTCTTGATGTAGCCGCTCTCGACGGTATTGAAGTACTTGGTGACGAACGTGCCATTGCGCCTGAACTCGAAGTCGGCTTGCGCCGTGGAGTCGTCATCAACCGTGGCCTCGACATAGAGCGTGCCATCGGCGGCGTAGTTGAAGATTCCCCAATTCTTGGCGTTGATCGTGCCGTTCGTCGTGTTGATGCGGAGACTGGGCCAGTCCGCTCCCGAGATCGTGATGCCGTCCTTTGCATCGATGTACTGGGCGTTCAGATAACCGGGCAGCACCGTGTCGCCGTTGCGCTCGAACTTCCATTCCTTCTGGACGGTGAAGGCGTTGTTCAACGCCTGAATCCAGAACCCGGTACCGAGGGCTCCGCCACCGCCAATGGTCATCTGCCAACCCTGCTCGTTAACAGGATTGTTCTGCGCCCACATATCGATGCCCGCCCAGCCAGCCTCGGTAGCGAGGATCGAAATCCAGCCCCTCTCGTACAGGTATACGTTCTTGGCAACGTCGTCGCCGACTTGCAGATCGCCGCTCAACGTACCGCCGGTCAGCGGCAGGAAATCTCCCACTGCGCCGCTGATGCTCGCCGGGATCGGCGTGACAGGCACCCACTGCCGGGACGAACCATCGTCAAACCACAGATAGGTCTGGCCGCCGCCCTCGCTGCCGTCGGAGCAGAACCAGAGCTGTCCCACTGTCGGTACTGCGGGCGGTGTCAGGCCGATAACTGTCGCCGCGCCGCCGCTGCCGCCATTGGCCCGCACCCACGCTGCCGTCACTGACTCGTTGGCTACGGCATCCGCAGGCGGTGTCAGATGCGTAACGATTCCGCTGAATGCCGCCGTCTGGCTGGAGTTGATTCGCAGGACTTCCGTCGCACCAAAACCGCCCACCGGAGTAACGTAAAACTCCAACCGGCTTGGGATGAGGCCGAGGTCGGTAGATGTGCCCGGAGTAATTGCAGCGTCTACTCTGCCCCGGATACTGGCGCTTTCGTTAAACCAGAAACCGTCGCTGGCGTTAAACGAGATGGTGCCCATGGTGTCGCCGGGGAGGGCAGCACCGTGTGCTCCGATTGTAGAAGTGCGCGAAGTAGCCAGAACAATAGACGGCCCAGCTTGGGAATTAGAAAATCGATACAGCGACAAGTTGGAATTGGTTGCGGGCGAGTTCCAGTTCGTGATCTGGATCGTTCCAAGTGTACCCTGACCCTGCACCCGGCCGACAAGGCGAGTATGGTAGCCACCGAACAGCGCGTAGGATGAAAAATCCGCGATGGTGCCGGTCAGCGGGCCGGTCATCGTATCACCGGTCTTCTTGACGTAGAGAGCGTCGCTTTCCGAGTTCGACAGGAAGTTCGTATTGACCCAACGAGTCGTCGCCAACATCGACGAGTCTTCGTTCGCCACGATGGTGCCGTCGGCGTAGACGTGGCGCGGGATCAGCAGGTCACCGGGATGATTGAACTGGGCGAGATGTGCACGACTCGCCTCGGTCCCGTCGGTGCCCACCAGCGAGATGTTGCCCGGCCCGGTCGAGTAGAAGCCCGGCGTCTGGGCCTCGGTCAGGGTGAACTGGATCGATGGATCGTAGAACGTGCCGGGCACCAGCTTGAACGGCCCGCCAAGCACGGCGTTCGTAAGCGTCACGTCGATCAGGTGCGGCCCGATATTGTAGACCAGCGCGCCGTAGCCGGTCGTCGGGTAGGGCGCACCGCGCTGATCGGCAAGCTGGATGGGCGTGCCGCCCGACGAGACGATGGTGACGGCCTGCAGGGAGTTCATCGGTAATTCCGCGACAGGGCCAGCAGGTCCTTGATGTGGCCACCCCGCGCGTAGGCCTTGTCCCAGCTCGTGCCGTTCCAGAACCAGCCGCTGCGATGCTCACCGACACGGGTGCCGGGCTCGCTCGGCGGCTCGGGCGTGTTGGCCACTTGCGTTGGCGGGGCGGCAGGCAGCTTGGCCTGCGGGATTTGCGCGATGATGCCGCGCAGCTTGGCGGCGTAGCCGGAGTCGGTGGCGTAGCCCGACTTCTGCAGCGCTTCGAGCTGGGCCTCCAGTCCCTTGGCCTTCAGCAGATCGGCGTAGCGTCCGTTCTCTTTCAGGAACTTGATGTAGTCGGTGACGCTCTCGCCGATGTTGCCGTATGACCGAAAGCGCGCCTTCTGCGGCACCATCTTGCCGTCAACCATCTCCTGCGTGTCGAGAAGCTGCCCCTTGCTGGGATCAGTCTCCTTGATGCCGAAGTAGTTGAATCCCGGCGCGTGCTTGCCGTAGCCGGTCTCAAGGGCAATTTTCGCCATCACGAGGTTGACGTCGAGGCCGGTCTCCTGCGCGATCTTGTCGGCGTGCGGCCGGATCATCGTGTAGAACTCGCCCGCGTCCTTGGGCGCGTTGGTGTTGACCGTGTGCTGGCCCTCGAACTGGTGCGGCTCTGGAGTCGTCGTGACGCCCGTGGTCGCCCCCGGAGTCGTCGGCACAGCGCCCGCAGCCTTGGCGGCTTCTGCCTCGCGTGCCTTTCGCGCGTCGTCGCGTGCCTTGGCGTTCGCCGCGCTCATCTGCTCTTCGAGCGCACCCGGCTTGGCCCACGCCTCTTCCGTCGGAGCCTCCGTCTTGGGCCTGAGCGGATCGGGCACGGCCATCGGCTTGTGCTCGACCGGCTTGGCGATAGGTCCCGGCTCGCCGACGATGTTGGTCCGGCTCTTGGAAAAGTAATCGGGTGAATAGGCCGCCGCCAGCAGCTTCTCGCGCATGTCGCCCATGCCTGTCGGCACCGGCATCTTGGTAGCACCGCTGTTGTTCAGGTAGAGCTGGATCAGGTCACTCGGGTTGGTGATCAGCGCCATCTAGCGCCCTCCAGAGAGTCGTCGCAGCGCGCCACCGCGCGCCAGAGGCGGTGTACCGTAGTCGTATTCACCCTGCCCGATATGGGAGAGCTGACCGGCCACCGGGGCACCGGCTTTCTGTCCCGCCTTGATCACGGTGCCGACATCCTGCGCCGGCTTGTCGAGCCAGCCCGCCAGCGTGCCCAGCTTCGTTGCCGCCTTGCCCATCAGCTTGGGCGAGGCGGCAGGCAGGCTCACACCAAGTCCGGGCAGCGTCGTCAGTGCGGCTCCGATGATCTTTCCGGTGATGCCGCGCGGTGCCCACGTATTAAGGGCGTGCCCGGCGATCTCGGGCATGATGTCGATGTGGCCGGTCGTCTCCAGCGTTTCGACGTTCTTGAGTCGTTGGCCGAAGTTGGTGTTGACGTTGTTGCGCATCACCGAGGTGATCTTGCGCGCTGCGCCATCGATGGATGACTGCTTGGACCCGACGCCGAGGGATTTCTCGATCTCCTCCAGCTCGTCCATGGTCTTCTTGTAGCCGGCCTGCGATTCGCGATAGAGGTTGTTGGGCTTGCCGGCATAGACCTTGTCAGACTGCTTGGCAGCGATGTCGCGGGCTTGGTCGGTCAGTATCTTGACGACTCGATTGAGGTCCTTGTCATCCATGGTGCCGCGCATGCCTTGGATGGTGCGCTTGAGGTCATCGAAGCCGCCCAAGGTATGGCCCGCCGGGTTACCCATCTCCCACTTGGCAATGACGTCGCCAATTTTCTCGATCTCCTTCAACTGATCGAGTTTTACGACCGGCTCTCCGTTCTTGCCGAACATCGTCTTGTAGACATTGTTCCACGCATCGCGTACCGGAGTCGTGTCGAGCACCGTGGCGTCGTGATACCAACCGTCGGTCGGATTGTTCTTCCTGAACTCGAAGGCGCGACTGGCATCGGCCTTCATCGTCTGGACGCCCTGATTGGCCAACGCCACCGTCTGCTCGGGCGTGCGCGCACCATCCATCGCGTCGGTGAGCCGCTTGTATGCCGTGGCGGCATCGACGTTCGACGGGTCCATCGCCCGTTCCTTGGCCACCCGGAAGGCCTCGGCAAAGGCATCGGGACCGGCCCCGGTCGTCAGCCCGACAGTTTCCTTGGCCGCTGTCGGGATCGCCTTGGTCACGCCCCACGTCCCGAGGTTGATCGCCTGATTGATCGGGTCGATGCCTGCACCGATCTTGCCGGAAATTTCGCCTGCCCGCGTAACAGCTTTCCCGACGGACTGCGCACCAACTTTTGTGGCCACCATGCCCGTGCCACGCAGCGCCCCGCCAACGCCCGTAAAGGCCGTTGAGGCGTCAAGCAGCACGCCTGCCGGGTCCTCGGCCACGGCCTTCTTGAAGCCTTCCAGCGAGCCGTAGCGGTCGATGTAGAAGTCCTTCATCGTGTCGAAGGTCTGCTCGATCTCCTTGCGCGCAGCGACCCGGTCGGTCGAGTTCTGTTGAGCGACGTGCTTGAGGTTGGGAATGACGTTCTTGGGAATCACCGTGCCCAGTCCCGGTATGGTGACCGGCTTGTTGGGATCAAGCGCGCTCAGGAAGTGGAGTCGTTGCTTGGCCTCCTCGACCTCCTCGTCGCTGGCTCCACCGAGCTTGGACAGGCCGCCATGGATCAGGCTGCCGACCGACTTCACGGTGGTGACCGGATCGGCAACGGCGTGGACGATTCCCTTGGCCGCCTCATAAGCACTCGGTATCGCGTTTTTCGCCGCCGAACCCAGCACATCACCCCAGCTCAGCGACGGCTCTTGCGGAATTGTGCCGGGCGGCGGCTCGGAGCCTCCATAGCCACCACCCCCGCCGGTCGCAGTCGCAGGTAGCGGCGCAGCCGGGGCGTAGCCCGGTGGGTCGGGGATCGCGGCGGTGGTGTAGCCCGGTGGGTCGGGGATTTTAGGATTGGTCATTCGTCTGGCTTCCACTGGCCATCAGGCCCAACGATCAACTTGCGCCCCGCCGGATCGGTCCACCTGTCGCCAATTGCCCACGCGCCGCCGGGGCCACTGCCCTTGCCCCCGCCGGAAGGCTTCGCTGGTGCAGGACCCGAGCCCGACTTGCGCTCCTTTTCGGCGAGTCGTTCGCGCAGGCGTCCCTCCAGCCTGTTGGCACGGTCGACGATGGCCTGCAGCTCGGTGCGGAAGTCCCCGGTCGACATGCGCCGGGCCAGTGCGTTCTGCGACGCCTGCAGCTTGGCACCTTCCGCCTCGGTCAACTGGCCGAAGCCCTTCATGTTGGGCAGCGCCTTGAGGAACTCGATGGACTGAATCTGTTTGATCAGCGCCAGCGCCGCGACCTCGTCGGGGTTCGTACCCTGATTGAGTTCCACGCCGTACAAATTTCCAGTGACACCGCTCAGGCCGGGATGGTGCAGCAGCTTCTCTGCGGTCTCCTTCAGTTGAGCGACAGTTGCGACGGTGGTGTCGAGCGCATTCTCGCTGTTCAGCAGCTCCTTGGCGCGCTCGACCGTCACGGCCTTGTGGGCGGCATTCTGCGCTTCCCAGTCGGGCTTGCTGAGCTTGGTTTCACCCGGCTTCAGGCTGCGCTCGTATTCGGCGTAGTCGCGATGCTTGCCGTCATCCGATGGCACCGCCTTGTCAGCAAGCTGGCGCGCCTCATCCTCCTCGGTCTTCTCCATCTTGTAGGGCGCGGGATCGATATGGCCAATTGAGCCCGGCGGGTGAGAGAGGTTATGCTCCCTGATCTGATCCCAGATCAGGTACTTCCTGATCTTGTCCGTATCGGTCACGTTGAACCGCACCCCAGTGTCGCTGTTCATCTTGTCCTTGGTGATCTCAGCGGCGCGGTTGCGCGCGTCGGCGATGATCTTCTGGGCCATGGCCTCGCGCGCCAGCTTGGCTTTTTCGTCATCCTTGGCCGTCGGCACGCCCGCAGGCGCACGGGTCAGCGCCTTCTCTGCCTCCTTGAGATTGGCCATCTCGGTCTTTTCGCGTTCCCGTAGCTGGGTCTGCTCCTCCTTGAGCGGCTCGGCCTCGAACTCGCCGCGCTTGCGCTGCAGCTCGGCCAGCAGGGCAAACGAGTCGCGTCCGCTCTTCTCCAGATTGCCGATCACCGGAGCGGCGTTGCCCATCGCATTGCCCAGCTCATTGGAAAAATTGGAGGTGACGCCCGGAGTCGTTCTCAGGAATCCCGCAGCCATCGCCGCCGACACCGCTGGATTGAGGGCGACCGCCCCGGTGTAGCGCGAGTTCTTGAGACCCTCGATGGACTCGTCGATGGCCGCGAGATTGCGCTCGGTGATGCTCTGGCGGCTGCCCTGCGCCTTCGACAGCGCACCGCGCGTGTCCTTCAGCTCTTGGCCGTACTGATCCCTGAGCTTTCTTGCCTCGTCGAGGTTGACGTTGGCGTAGGGGTTCAGCGCCGTGGCGATGATCGACGCCTGTGACGGTTGCGGCTCAGGTGGCTGGGGCGGGGGAGGAACGATATCGGCCATGGCCTACCTCATCATGCCAAGTGCGCCGAGACCGCCGTCGCGCGGGCGCGGCAGGGCGGCAGTCGGCGGCGGTGGCGGCATCGGGATGCCACCGCTGCGCCCGAATGGGCCGCCTGCGGCAGGCGGCCTCGGTGGTGGAGGCAGGCCGCCCAACGCGCCGGGCGGGCCTTTCGGCATGTTGCGCGACTTCATTCCGCGCGCGACCGGGACGTCTCCGCCGACAGCGTACTCCTGACGCCGACGACGACTCAGGATGCCGCGCGGCTCGGTGATCGGGCCAAACGTCTGGCCGCCCATGGCGTAGCGCCTGATCTGGCCACCGCGCGCCGCCGTTGCCGGGGTACCGTAGTTCGACCAATTCGAGATTTCCTGATCGATGGTCTGTGGCGGCGGCGTGTTGTTGGAGCCCCCGAACTGGTTGCCCACCCAGTTGCCGAAATTCTGCAGGCCACCCGTGGTGTTGCCCTTGGCGTCGGTCGTGGCCCCCAGCGTGTTGACCGACGAAAGCCCGCCCATGATCTGGCCGGGGAGCGACGGCGTGCTGGAGCTGGTGTTGTAGCCGCCCTGCGTCGAGGTGCTGTTGGTCGTCGTCGTCGTCGGTATCTGCAGGCCGCGCTGCAGGTTGCTCAGGAAGCTGGCGTCGGTGTAGGGCTTCTGCTGTTCCTGCTGCCACTGCTGGAACTGCGCCGTCAGCGGGAGCTGGTTCTGCTGTTGCTGCTGGTTGCCTGCCTGCAACAGCGCGTTGGTGTTCATCAGGTTCAGGTTGCTGAGCGCACCCGCCTGCGTGCTGTAGGCGTTGCCGACATTGATGCCATTCTGGACCGCGCCCGACGTGATGGTGGCATTCCTCGAAGCAAGGTCGCCCAGCGCACTCATGTTCGTGTTGGCGGCGTTGGTCTGGGCAATACCGCCCGCCTGCTGACGAGATTCGTCGCTGGCGTAAATCGATGCGGCGTTCTTGTAGGCATCGTTCATCGCCGTGATCGAGTTGCCGCTCATCTCGTTGGACATGTCGCGCATGCCCCGGCCCACCATCTTCTGGTAGTTGCCGCGCCCAAGCTGGCCCTGACCCTTGACGAACTGCGAGTTCGCTCCCGGCAAGAACTTTTCTTCGAAGCCGCGCTGGGTCAGCTCGTTGGCACGCGCCAACGCACCCGAGTAGTCCTGCATGTAGGCATCACGATTGCCGGGATCGGTCCACTTCCCCATCGACCCGGCGATGCCCTGCGCACCGGCCTCCCATGGCCGCACCGCGTTGCCCGCTGCGTCGAGATACGGCTGCGCCGTCTTCTGGGAGTCGTATCCGGCAACCCGGTTGAGCGCGCCCGACGCCTGATCGAAGTACGGCTGGTACGCGCCCTGATAGCTCCTGATCTGATTGAACGCCTGATTCTGATCGCCCGTGAACGGAGCGAACATCTTGTTGACGTCGTAGGCCTCGTACGGCTTGTTGGCCGCTTCCGTGCCACGCTGCAGGACGTTCTGCGTGTACTGGTTGTACCAGTCAGGATACTGGGTCTGCTGGGTCTGGTTCTGCACCGTGTTGCCGGAGCTGCTCGAACCCCCGCTGCCGCCGCCTTTGCCAGCCATGCTCATGACGGTTCCCGCCACAGAAGCAATCGCCGGTATTGCTGCCATCCAAGGCATCAGAGCACCTTCATCATGGTGTGAGCACCGGACTGCCAGCCGAGTCGTCCGAAGACACGCACCCAGCCCTTGCGTCCGATGACACAGGTAAACTTGCAGCCCTGCTCACGCGCGTAGCGCGTGAACGACTCGTCGAACGGCTCCAGCCATTCGCGCATGCGCTCGCCGCCGATGGCGACAAGGTTGAGCGCCTTGGCACGCGAGCCACGCTCGATGCGGGTGATGAACGTCGCCAGTGGCTTGCGATCCTTTTCGATCACCCACAGCGTCGCCCGCTTGGCGACGATCTCGTGAAACATGTCGGCGGCGGTGACCAGCGAGTCCGACTGGTCGAACGCGCGGTCGAGCCAGTGGTGGACACGGCTCCACACCTCGATTGGGTGGTCGACCGGACGGATGACGATGGTGCCTTCAGGCAGCACGCGCCACGCCTCGGTCACCGGCATGAGCTCGTTATGGTGGGCCGTCATGACAGGTAGCTCTCAGGCTTGCGGGCGTTGGGGCTGAACTTGCCCTTGGCCAGTGCCTGACCCTTGTGCCTGCGCACGTTGGCCCGGAACTTGTCCATCTTGTCGGCCCCGGCATCCGGCGAGCCGTCGCCCAGCATCGACATCGTCTCGGCGTCGACCACGTACTCGTTGGGGCTGAGCCGGGCCTCGACCTTGTCGGAGCGCCCGTTCTGGCCATTGGGCGGCACGAAGCGGTTGTTGCCGCCCGATGAGAACACCGGGCTGCGGATCGGCAGACCGGGCGGCTCCTGCATGGCAATCAGGTCGGGGTAGCCGCCGCGCGCGAGGCCCGGAGGGGCTCCCATGGCCTCTTCTGGGCCGGCTGGAGGCATCTCAGCGCCGGAGGGTCCGGCCTGTGCCATCAGGCCCCTGATCTGGCTGGTCGGGTCGCCGCCGCCCATGCCGCCCATGAGCTGCGAGGCGATACCCTGCATCGCCTGCTCGGCCCCCAGCTTCATTGCCTGCTGGAGAGCCTGCTCGTGCTCCCGGCGCTCCTTCTCCTTGGTCTCGCCGGAGATCAGGCCGAGGACGCGGTTGATCAGGCCCTCGTTGGCCGGTCGTTCCGGCTTGGGCGCGGGTCCTGCGGGGACAGGCGGCCCACCGGGCATGGCGGCCGGTGGCGGGCCTCCGGGCGGAAACGGGCCTGCAGGCATGGCGGCAGGCGGCGGGCCTCCAGCAGCCCCCGGAGGGCCTGCAGAGGGCATCGGAGCTGGCGGTGGCGGTGGAGATGCGGCCTGTGACAAAGCCCCCTGTGGAGGGGGAGGAAATGGTGGCATGACGAAACGACCCCCGCTTGCAGTCGATCCGCCGCCTCAAAGCCACCGATGAGCGTGGCCTACCAGTAGCTGACAGAAGATCGACAGATTACACCCGCAATGCTCACAGCAACAAGCTGGCGCGCAGGGCGTAGACCCAGTCGCGCCAATCATCGAAATCCCCCTGATAGGGCGTGTCCGGCACATGCAGCGCCAGCCGGTCGGCGAACTCGCGCCAGTCGTCGTTGACGTTGACCAGATTCGGCAGGCCGAGTCGTCCGTTCATGCCAACCATGCTGTCGACCCAGTCCTGCCATTCCATGGCTCGGGGATCGGGCACCGTCCGGTGGATTTGGCGCGGGAAGGCCGGGCTGAGCCGGGGCGTGGCTTTGAGGACAGACATCAGTCCTCCCGCCGCGCGTCACCGGGTTGCCAGTGAATGAGCGGCGCGCCCGTGACGTAGTTGCCGCCCAGCCAGTTGCTCTCGATGCGAAAGCTGTTGAGTCGTCCGGTGTGCTTGAACCTGATGAGCTGCTCGGCGGGCTTACAGGGCGCGGGTACGATGGTGTACGGCCCGCTGATCCGCTCATGCGCGCGGGCGTTGGCCCGGCTGACGATGGTGAACTCCAGCGGGCCTGTCTGACTGAAGTCCGGCTCCATCACCGAGAGAGATTGTCCCTGATCGGCCCCCAGAGTGCCGGGTTGCTGGGGCATGACCATGCTGAACTCGCCGGTCTGGAAATAGGACCGGATGGCGCGCGGGATCGATACCGCGCCGCTCACCTCATCGTACTCGAACTCGTGCCGCCACATGCTGGTGCCGCCAGCCGTGTCTTCGTTGGGCACAATTCCGGCCATGATCGGGTGGTGGTAGACGAACTCGTAGTGGCCCGCCGAACGCCCGCCATTGGGCAGCACGGTGTCGTACCACTTTTTTTCCGCCCAGTTGTAGATGACGGCGTGCGTGCATTCGGTCGCGTTGCCGAAAGGGAAGCACCACCAGATTTCACTCCAGCGCGGAATCTTGAAGGCGAACACCTTCTGGCGTTCCTCCCAGTTCAGGTTGTCGAGAAACCACTGCCTGTTGTCGATGTTGGGCATCTCCCGCACCACGCCGTTGAACAGCGTGAAGCCGCTGGTAGTCGCCCAGTAGTAGATGCCCTCGTGCTCGACGAACCCGTTCGACGACAGGACAGAAGAGTTTGTCGTGACGGTAGTAAAGTCCCAGTAGGCAGGCTGGCCGACGAACGAGCCGATGATCACGCTGCCGAGCGACCACATAATGATCGCCGGACCCGACTGGCCGCGCAGCGGCATGGCCCGAACGATCTTGTCGCCCACCGGACGTGCATCGCCGGTTCCCTCGCTCTCGAAGTCGGTCGGACTGGCCGTCGAACTCCACCTGACAATGCCGTCGTGGCCGTAGAGGAACAGGTACGGCGGCACGGCACAGCAGCCACCCGAGGCGCGCACCTGATGGGCCGTCATGGCAGTTGCCGCGACAGTCTGCGAGATGCTGACCTCGTAGGTGCCATTGCCACCCGTGCCGGTGTAGGGCGCAATCGGAGCCATCGCCACGATCACCGTGCCGGGAGCCGCGCCGTAGATCGTGTCGCCCTCGACCAAGGTCGTGTTCGTCGCGCCCGTTATCGTCAGAGTCGTTCCGCTGATCGCCCCGGTGAACAGCACGCCATCGGGGATTGGCGTCAGGGGCTCGACGCCGATGATGTCGCCGTAATAGACCGGGTGCTCCGACGACGTGGTGATCGATGTTGCGCTCGGCGTTCCCGAGGCAAAGATCATCGTTGTGTCAGTCGGGATATCGAACAACTGGCTGAACTGCCAGTTGAACTCGGGGTTGGTGGGGTACCCAGCCGGTGTGCGCGTCAACAGGCCGGTATTCGCCCCTGACGTGATGTCGATGGCGTAGCGCTGGATGGCGTTGCCAGTGGCGAGATGGACGTAGCTGTAGCCGTCGTTGCTGAACACGTCGATGGCGCGAACGACTCCGTTGACGCCACGAAGCTGCTCGACGTAGCCGCCCATCTTGCGTGGCACACCCTGATACCAGCGGCACCACAGCGCATCGATGTAGCTCTTCTGCGCCGCGCGCGTGCCGTCACGGCCAACTCCCGCCTGTGACAGCATGAGCTGCGGTCGCGAAGAGGAGACCTGTCGAGGTTCCTGCGCCATCGTCTCAGGTCTTGATGATGTGGCGGACGATCAGGGTCGGCGGGGCGTTCTGGTGAAACCCGCTGCTGCCATTATTCTGCAGGCTGATGCCCGAACCGCCGCCCGAGTCGATGTTGTTCTGGATGCTGATGCCAGCGCCATCCAATGTCGTTCTGTCGGAGACGTAATCGAGCCACGACGACCCACCCGCATAATTGCCGTAGCCGGTGCCATCACCGGGGCGGGCCGGATTGACCCACGTAACGCCGTCCTGTGCGGTCAGGTGGTGGCGGTGGCCGTTATCGGTGATACCGTGACTATGGCCCGTGTCGCTGACGGTGTGGGCGTGCGCGGGCATCTCGGTCGTCGTCAACTGCACGGAAGGCGTGCCGCCCTTGCCCCCCAAGGTCTTGGCCTGCGGGAAATATGTCGAGTTGAACAGGACATTGAGGTCGCCGTCCATGCCCGCCATCACACGCCCGCGCGTATCGGGCAGGGTGAAGGTGCCAGTGGCATGCGCCGGATTGGCCGGATCGGTGCCACCTGTTGCCGCGCCGTAGGTGATGCCGATGGCCTTCCACAGATTGGCGTACAGCGTCTTGTCGACCACCGTGCCGTCGCACAGCAACCACGTCCTGAAACCAGTCGTCGTATTGGCGATTGGCGGCAAGGTATTCCCGGCATACGGGATCATGGTGCTGGTCGGCACGAGGAAGGAGAACAGGGCGTCGAGATCGAGGATGTTCGCGCTGGTGATGGAGATGTCGACGTTCGCCGCCTCGCGCGCGCGACCCCGATCATCGAGCCGAATTACAGGAACCTTGGTGACAGGTATGGGCACCGAGAAAGCCTGTATCGCAGTGCTGGCGGCTGTCTGCGATATGCTGACGGTGTAGGTGCCCACTCCGCCCGTACCGGTACCCAACGCACTGATGTACGTGTCAGCAGCAATGCCGGTGCCCGTGATCCGCTGGTTGATCGCCAGCGTGCCGCTGGTCACCGCTGTCACGGTGAGGACTGTCAGGGCAATCGACCCGGTGACCGTGGCCAGAAGAACCGGCTGCGGTACGCCACCGTAGTAGCCCGGCGAAAGACCCGCGATGGTCGACAGATCAATGCTGCCCGCCGAGGTGATGCCACCCGGTGTCGGCGGGCTGGTCACGATCTGATCGGCTGTTCCCTCGATCTTCGTTACCGTGCCGCTGGTCGCACTGAAGGCGACATCGAGTGCGCCGCCGTTGCTGCGCAGGATCGAGAAGTTGCTGGGGTTGACGATGCTGATCGTCGAGTCAGTTGTCGCACCCTTGAACTGCAGCGGGATCGTCGTGCCGTTGTAGACGAACCAGTAGCCGTCACCCGGACCATAGATGATGGTGCGCGGCGCGGTCGGCGCTCCCGTGTAGTTCTGGACCTGCGCGGCAACCTGCGTCGCATTGAGCGTAAGGTCGCCGGTCCCTGACGCATCGATGTTGATAGCCGTCACGTTCGAGCTGACGAGTCGTCCATAGCCCATCGTGGCGAAGCCGCCACCATAGCAGTAGACGGCGCACGATTCGCCGGGGCTCAGGGTCTTGCTGGCAGCATTGTCGATCAGCTCGGGCGGGGTCGGCGTCAGAATGACGTTGCCGCCGCCCGCATTGATCTCGATGACGAACCAGCCATTGCCTGTCGCCGAAATATTCGGCGGACCCAACGTCGCTGACAAAGGGAACGTGTGGATGGACTCGCCGCCTGTATTGCGGAACACCTGCGCCCGGTCGGTGAAGGCGAAGGTGTAGTTGCCGCTGCTGTAGCTCGACTTCAGGAAATTCTGATCGAGTCGTCCAACATCGGTAGAACGCAGGCCATATCCGGCAAGACCGCTGGCGTTGGCGACCGACGTCGCCGCGCCCATCTGGACGGCTCGCCAGACACCTGCCGGGGTCGAGTTATCGACCAGATAGATGTACCACTGCGCGCCGGGCGCGCCGGGCGCGGTGCTCAGCGGTGGAATGGAAACGACAGGAGCGCCGTTGTAATCGCGAACCGAGACCGACTGCGCACCAATGTTATTGAACAGGATGTCTTCGCCAACGCTGACCAAGGTCGCGTCGGGCAGGATCAACGACCGCCCACCGGCCGACGACTTGACGTCGATTTTGTCGGCAGCGACGTGACTGCCGTCCAGTGCCTCGAAAGGCCATTGCAGGCTGACCTCGGCGAGACCAAGCGCATCGAAGTCGTAGTACTTGTAGCTCAGATCGGCAGGATTGATGTTCTCGCCGCCGAAGACGTTGGTATAGGTGTTCACGACGTGCTCCTGAGCTGGGCGCGGTCGGTGGCCTTGGCCATGTCCTGCGTGTTCACAGCGGCAAATTCTTCAGCGGCCAGTGCCTGCCAGATGCCCATGCGCTGGTCGTTCTTGATGAACGGCTCCAGCGCCTTCAGGCACTCGTACAGCAGCATGTTGGGCACGAACTGCGTCAGGTAGTTCTGCTGATTGCTTTCCCCGAGAAGGTCTGGAAGCCGATAGACGACGGCCTCGAAGGGATAATTGTTGTCCGGGGTTGGTCCAAAGAGCCAGTGCTCCTGATCGTAGTCACAATAGAAGACAGGCGTGTCGAGGTAGGTATCGTTGGGATAGAGCGCACGAATATATTCGTAGCCCCGCGAGCGGAGTGTCCGGCGATTATTTTTTTGGGGACCGGTGCCGATATTGATCGAGACGGTGTTACGCCATCCTTCAGGTTTTTGAATAACGGGTTGGGCCTGCGATACCGTGGCTGTAAGAACATAGCGATACCCCTGAATCTTCAGCCGGTCAGCGAGTGAGCGCTCGGCGCGATTGATGAGGAACGGCATCTGGTAATCGACCGACTCGTCACTGCCGCCGCCGCGCTCGGTGTACTGGCGCAGCGTCTTGACGAGATTGTCGAAATTCATCCCGGTCGGGGCAGGAGGGGTGGCCATCAGCCGTCTCTCAACCACATGTCAGCCGTATCAAACGTCGGAGGCTCCAGCGGCTGGTCAGGCCGATAGAACGGCAAAGTGATCGGGTCAGGCCGACGAGTCGCCATACGGTAGGGATCGTACTTGTCGAGGCATCCCTCGGCCGGGTCTCGACACACCTTGAGACCTGATGCGTTGCCGTCTGACATCAACTCGGTCAGCGAGCGCTTGGTATTGCACCTGTCGCAGGTGCCGATGCCCAAGGTGCTGGCACCGCGTGTGTCGAGGAATTTGGCGGTACTCCCACTCATCGACGACTCCTATGCGGTGTAAGAATCCAAGCCCATGTCGTAGTTGGTCGGGCTGTCATCCCGCTCCTCCGCAACCGCCAATGCAAGCGCCTCCATCTCCTCGGCCTTCAGCATAGAGTAGCGACTCATGTCGGCCTCGGGCAGCGATCTGCACAGTCGACGCGCCAGCTCGGCGGTAATGGCATCGTACCAGCGACGCGGCACATCGAGCGCCTGCGTCGGCTCGGACACCGTGTCGAGATACTCCTGCGCCCAGCAGATGATCTGATCGAACTTTGCCGAGGCATCGGGCACCGGCCAGACCAGCAGGTAGGGCGCATCAAGGTTGCGCTGCTGATAGTAATTGACGACTCGTCCGGGGGCCGTCTTGTTGGGCATCGAGTTGTAATCATCGAGGTTCCACGGCTCGATGTTGATCTCGCTCGGGGTATGACCGAAGAAGACCTCCTGCACGTCCATCGTCACCGGTAGCTGGACTGGACCTATCGGCACCGAGGCGCGTATCCGCCAGCCCTTGCTGCTCGGTGCGCCATCAATGTCGGTCCACACCCACTGACCAACGCGGGTCACGCCCGTGACGCCTTCGATGGCGATCCATGTCAGGCCATCGTCGTGCAGATATTCGAGGAAGTAGCTCAGCTCCATGGAAATGTTGAACTTGACGCCCAACGTCGTGACCTGAACGCCCTGATCGAACAGCATGCCAATCTTGCCGTTGGTCCGCGTCTGGTTGCACGAGGTGTTGAAGTCGCCGTCAAAAGCCAAGGCCGGATCGCCAGCCGCTTCATCGACGAAGGGCGTGCCGTGAGCCGCCCGCATCAGGCTGCGCCGCGTCACCTTGCTGGCGACGTTGACGCCTTCCGGCAAATTGATGCGCCGCTCGTTTTCATAGCACGGCAGGATCATGCGCTGGCGCTTCCAGAGCTGGATGCCGCGATTGAGCATCGCCGGAAACATCATGTTGAGCTGATCGAGAGACTTCTCGATGATCTCCGACGTGAGCTGTGTCTGGTTGATACCGCAACGACTCGTCGCCTCCTCGATCAGCTCGCGGGCCGTGAAGGGACGCAATTGACCCGAAGTGCTGGCCGAGGTCATGGACGACTCCCGTTAGCGCGCCTTCGCCACAAAGTAGTTGTCAATCAGCAGGGTGCGGATCGCCGCGCTCTGATTGCGGACCGCGAAGACAAGACCCAACGGCGAGCTGCCCAGCGTGAGCGCCGTCGGGTAAGTGGCAACCCGCACCGCCCCATTGCCGACATAACCGCGCAGCGCGCCGTCATCGGCGGTGTAGGCGATCACCAGATCGTACCAAGTGGTGCTGGCGACGACCGGCAAATCGACATTGTAGGTGTTGGTCCCGGCAACGCGCACGGTGATCTGCCCGGTATCGGTCCCGGTCAGCTTGCGGAAATAGATGCCGTTGGTCGGCGGCGTGGTCAGGGGCACACCGGTCGCCGACGACAGGCCGAAGAAAAATCCGCCGTTGACCACGTCGTCCAACTGTACCCGCGCGGCCACAAACAAGTCCTTGGTAATATCAGGTGTGATCGTGAGGTTGGGTGCACCGAACGCCATCGACTGCTCGGTGTTGATGGTCCCCGACGTAGACAACGCGATCACGCCGCCGTCCGCTCCCGCAGAATGCGCCGCCGCTCCCGCGCCGGTCAGTGTCCAATTGGCAGCGGTGAACCCGTGAAAATCGTCGGACATCATGCTGTAGACTAGCGGAGCGCCCAACGGAAACCGCGCGATGTCAGATTTCAACATGGCGTTCGTCTTTCAGTAAAAGGGTGCGGCACGGCAAACCGGGCGACTGCTAGACCCGGCCCACCGTGCCGCTGTTCGCGCGACGAGAGGTTCTACCGCGCAGAACGCTTCACGCTCCGGGTGTCCCGTAGAGGGTCCGCGAGTTTGTCCAGCTCGCGTCCCAACGACTCGTGACCTTGTAGCGCATGCTGTCGGTCTCGAAGTCGCCCTCCATGCTCTTCTGGGCCATCCGGCGGGTGAGGAACTGCAGGCCCATCCGCTCGTCAGTATGAATCCACCACGCCGTCGGCGAGGTGAGCCGGGTGATGACGCAAAAACCCTTTGGCAAGATTTTCAGCGACATGATCGGGTTGATGTCGTTGGCGGCGAACGAACCGCCCGTGCGCAGTGCCGACTTGGTGATCACCTCGGCCTGAAACTCGTTGTCGGGCGAGACGACGAGGCATTCCGGGTTGATGCGAACCTTCTTCTGGTCGTTGTCGACCGACTTCCTGATCTGGATCAGCATCGCTTCGACGCTGGTCTGCGACAGGGCCGCCGGGGTCGGCAACACATTGGAGAAGGTCCCGCCAACGATGGGATGCGCGCTGTTGATCAGCGACACGCCGTCACCGCCCAGATAGGGCGCTGAGTTGGTGAAGCTGAAGTTCAGCACGTTGGCGGTGTAGGTCTCCTCGGTCTCGACCATCGCCTGACCAAGCTGCTCGGAATAGATTTTTCCGAGGTTGATGTGATCGCCGTCTTCGACGAGCACCTTCGTCATGGCGAACGCCGCGCCGTACTGCCGGTACACGTAGCGCTTGTTAAATAACACGCCACCCTGCTTGTACTGCACGCCTGTTCCGTCGGGCATCTGCGGCGCAGACCCCAGACCGAACATGACCGGCTCCTCGTGATAGGCACGCGGCGTACCGGGCTTGGTCGTGAAGATTTGTTTGTACTCATCCTTTCGCTGCGTATACACGCCGTCGAAATGATCGTTCATGATCGGTTCAACAATCACCCTGAACTGGGTGCTATTCATCGGGACAGCCATCGGACTCTCCTACCCTTCTGGCGTTAAGCGGATGGCTGCGTGGGGTACGGAACCCCTTGCTGCGGTACGGGATCGGGCGCGGGTTGCTGCGCGGCCTTGGCGTCTGCAGCATCCTTGCGTTCCTTGGCGAGACGGGCGTCCTCTTCCTTGCGGTTCTTGGCGCGCTCTGCGTCCTCGGCCGCACGCTGCTCGGCGAGCTTGAGGTCCTCTGCCTGCCGGGCGAGGTCTTCGTCGAACTTCTTCATCGCCTCGTCGCGAGCCGCCTGCTCTTCGTCGCTCAGCGCTCCGGCCATCAAGGCAACCGGCACCACCTGCGTGCTGATCTTGACCAGCACCTTGGTGAAGAGATCGCCCGCCCTGTTGTCGTCGTAGGGGGCGATGCCGACGATGATGAAGCTGCCGGCGGTCGCGCCGGTCGGGGCGCTCAACGCCTGTGTCGAGTAGCCAATGGCGTTGCCGCTGACCGCGCCGATGTTGCAGGAGCCGCCAATGTCGACGGCGAGCACCGGGCCTACCGACTGGCCCTCGTAGATGATGTCAGGATCGGCCGTGAACTTGGCGATCATCGACCCGGCATCGTAGACCGTGTTGGCGGGGAAGTAGGGCAGGAGGAACCGCTTGCTGCCCGAGGTGTACTCACACCCCTGAAAGACTCCAAGGATCGGGGAGGCTGCGCCAGCGGCGACGACCACTGTGCCGTCGGTGCCGCGCGTCACGGGGGTGCCGTGGTAGATGTTTGCGGTGTAGGCGGAAGCAACGCCGTCGATCTGATTCTCGACGCGGATGGTGCCCGACGGATGCCGGGCTGGCACAAGGCCCTGCGGCTGCGCAGTGGCGGTCATGGGGGTCTCCCGGTGGTTGATGTGGACGACTAGGCACAGGCCACGACAAGCGTGGACGTTCGCCTACCCCGTTCCGACACCCAGACCCCGCGCGCTTAAACCCGAACCAACTGGCTACAAGGACTCCGGCCGCGCGAGCGGCAACCTCCTACGAGAGTGGGCCGAGACTAAGCCCGGCCCACCCGAGCCGTCAATAACCCGGAGAACAGGAAGGGGGGTATTCTCCGGGTAGCGACGACTCGATTCTCTGCTTGCACAACTAACCGGTCAAAAGCCTGATTTTGCTGGATTTGCAGGGCGCAGAAACCCTTGCAAGAAACCCCCCTTTTACGACGACTCGATCAGTGCCGGTCAAAACCAACTCTTAATTTTGAGCGGTTATTGCCACTCCGAAAGGCCTTGACCTAGTTCTCGAACTGGTAAGCCGGGGGCCGCTGCATGCGCTTGCGGAGATCGGCCATGTCCTCCTCCAAGGTGATCCGGCCACCCTTGCGGCGGGCCTGCTCGTTGGTCTCATCGAGGTTCTGGAAGATGCCCTCGACCGCCTCGCTGGGCTGGTCGAGATGGAACTCGCGCATGTAGGCCTCGTACTCTTGGTTGGTGCATTCCATGGCAATCAGCTCGCGCCACATGACTGCCCCGGCGAAGTGACCATCCTTGATGGCGTCGATGTCGGCCGCCCAGCCGTACTGGGTGAGGTCTTCGTAGTTGATGAAGCGGTAGCCGAACCGCTTGCGGCGGAGCGGGGTGTCCGACGGGTGAGTCGTCGACACCCAGCAGCTATGCCAGCCCTGCTTCTTGGGCAGATTTGGCAGCGTTCCCTCGGACCACTTCCTCTGGATTTCCCGGCGACGCTCGGGATCGGTCATCTCAGCCGCGCGCTCGCGCTGGGCCGTCGTCATCTCGTGCTCGCCGTAGCCCTCTTCCGCCCGCTTGTAGTCCTCGCGGTCGCTGAGTCGTTCGTCTTCTGGCAGCTTCTCGGGCGATGTGCCGTTAGGAACCTGATCGTCAGGGTTCCCCTTGTTCTTCATGTAATTGACCATGTGAGCCCCCGCTCATGAGTTCCGTTAAACCTCGCCGCGCCGCATTCTCTGCATGCCGGTCTGCCAGTCGTTGAGCAGCTTGGCGCGACGAGCCTTCTGCGCATCATTCAGGCCCTGCGGATGCAGGAGCCCTTCGCTTTCGAGGTAGTCACGCGCCATCGGATCGAGCCGGAAAGTCGTCCCGGTGCCGCGACGACTGAAGCCGCTTGCCGTCGGCGGGCGGCCACCGCCGTTGAGCCGTTTCGGAGCCTCGCGCGAAGGCGAGTCGTCCTTGTCGCCGCCCTCCGAGCCAACCGGGTAGATGCCCTGCCGCGCGAGCTTCTTCTCCAAGGTCAGCCAGTACTGCTGGCGGTTCGACAGGTAGCCCTCGGCCGCCACCGAGTCGTCGAGCGCCTTGATGATCAGGGTGCGTTCGTCGGTGCCATTCGGATCGAAATCGAAGCGATCCATGAAGGTCTCGGTGAAGTCCTGCGTGCGCTGGTCGAGCTGGTTCTGCGGCTGCGCCGGAGCAGCACCGTTCTGCGGCCGTCCGGGGCCCGCTGCAGAGCGTTGCTGCAGCTCCTGCGTGATGCCCTGTCGCTGCCGGGCGAGCTGCCAGACACGGGCCTGCGCCTCGTCCTTGAGCGCCCGCAGCTCGTCGTAGCGCGCGAGGTCTCCCGCCGAGACGGCCTTCTTGATCTCGACGTCGGCCAAGGTCAGGGCCTGATTGGCCGCGCCGATCTGGGTGTCGATGTTGTTAATGGTCAGGCCGACGTGGCTCTGGCCCATCTGGCCAATCATGCCGGTCAGTGCATCGACCCGCTGGTAGAGCTGGGCGATCTCCTGATCACGACTCGTGACGACAGTCTTGCGCGCCTTGTTGCGACGCTGGCGTCGGCTCAGGCCGCGCTCTTCGATCTCGTCGTCGTCCTGAACATCGTAGGCGAGCCGGGCGTCTTCATCGTGCTCGTCGTCGTCAGGCTCTTTTGTGGATGGCCCTCTCCCCGGCGGCGGCTTCGGTGCCTCGATTTCTATTTCGAGGTCATCCTCGGCTTTGGCTTTGCCACCGGGGATCAGGTCATCCATGCCTCCGACCATTACGGTCTGGGCACCCCCGCTTGCACTATTGTCGTCAATTTCTTCGTTTTGCCTAGCCATTTTGAGCCCCCGCTCTCGATGTGCAATTTTGGACAGGACTATCCGGTGATCACCGCCAGCGGATTGCCAGTGACCCTGCCGATGAGATCGGTGTCCTTGCAGATGATGAACACGGCGTGCTCATCGGGCTGACCGCCCGGCACACGCACGATCCAGCGGTCGCCGCCGTACATCGGGCAGCGCACGAAGTGCCCGAGCTGGCACCAGTTGCCTTCGACCCATGGTTCGAGCGTGTCGCGCCGCCTGAACGCTGCCGGTCCCATTGCGCGGACCAGCCCGGTCTGGATGCGAAACCTCTCACCGTCGCGCACTTCATCGGGAATGATCAGGCCGTGCTTGGAGAGCTTTCGCGGCGTGCGAAGCTGCAGCAGGACCAGATAACCGAATGGAATGATGCCGGGATCGACATCAGGAAAGGCGACTTCCATCTCGTCGGTATAGTCGCCGCCAAGAACCGCCGAGATACTTGGCGCTTGCGCCTGAACGTCGTTGATCAGTTGTGCCGTCTCGTGAGCAGTCATGTCAGTCATAGAGCCCCCGCTCTCTTATTTCTCTACCTCTTCGACTTTCTCCTCGATGCGTTCGCGCACGACGCGCAGCACCTCAAGCATCCCCGCGACCCGTCCAAAGCCAAAGGCCGTACGGTCCTCTTCGCGAGGATACTCTGCCGCCTGTACCGCTTCATTGCGTAATTCGTCAAGCAAACGGTACAGCTCGTCGAGCTGCAGCAAGCTACTTCACGTTCTTCGCAGGCACCTGCTTCGGCGTTCCGTCACCCCTGCCGAGGTGCGCCGCCGTCGCCTCTTTCAGCGATTCACCTGCGGCCAGCGACTTGTGCATGTTGACCGGTCCCTTGACCACGCCGCCCTTTGAAATCTTGTCGCTCATCGTGAACTCCCTTGTTGTGTCAGCCGTGTAGATGGCCTGTGAGAAACAGGATCACCAGAATGATCAGCACGAGGCCAACCACGCCGCCCAGTCCGTTGTAGCCGTAGCGGCCGTAGCCGTAATAGCCACCGCCAAACAGGATGACGATCAGCAGGATAATCAGGATCAGAGTCATGGATTACACCGGGGGAAAGACCTTGAAGCCGAGCAAGGCGATCAGCAGCAGGGCGACACCGTAGCCCGGCGCAAAAGGCTGCATCCGCCAGTACCAGCCGCCGCCCAACGCGCACAGGATGAGGATCACCCAGAACAGGACCATGAGAAGCATGTCGCCTCCTTCACCGCCGCTTGGCGGACCCGCCGCTGCAGAACTTGGGATCGTCGTGGTAGCTCACCTTGCCGCCCTTCTTGAAGACGGCGGCAGGCACTTCAGGCTTGAAAGCATCCATCGGTGATGCAGAAGCCTGCGCAGCCTTCCCCATCTTGGCGATAGCTGGCATTTTGGGACGCCCGGTACTCACGCCGAAATTCTTGCGCGCCATGGTCAGTCTCCTTCGCTTACGGCTGTGCCGGTGGTCATGTTTCCGCGACCCTTGATCTTGGCCATCTTGAGCGCGGTCTGGTTGCCCTTGTCCTCGATCTTGAGCTTGACCGCGTTGGCCTCGTCGGCAATCGACTCACGCGACTCGTTGGTGGCGTCGATGCCTGCCAAGCGCGCATCGTTGGCCTCCTGTGCCGTCTGGGCCTTGAGCGCGGCGTCGTTCGCCTTCTGCATCGAGGCCTCACGATCACCTTGCATCTTGGCCTCGACCTCGCGCTCGCGCAGCTCGCGGTCGCGATCCTTGCCGTGCAGGTCGGCCTGCACCTTCATCGAGTCGTTCTCCATCTTGCGCCTGTCGGCCTCGACCTTGGTCATGGTCGAGACGAGCTGGAGGTGGGTCTTCTTTTCGTCCATTCCCAGCTTTGCCTTCTCGGCCTCGGCCTTCATCGTGTCGGCCTGCGTCTGGCGGTCGACGTCCTTCATGGCAACGATGCTCGGGTCCATCGGCATCGGCGGCGCGAGCTTGGCCATCAGGGCCTGCGCCTGTGCGATCACCTCGGGAAGCCTGACGAGTCGTTCGTTGGCGTACGCCATGACCTCGGGCGTGAGTTCCGCCAGCATGCGATCCAGCGGAGCCTCGTACTGCGTCCCCGACATGCTCTCGATGGTGAGCGTCGGGTCGCCTGTTTTCTGTCTGAGGACGGTGTTGGCCGCATCGAGCATGGCGTCGGCGTACCACAAGCCGATATGCTCAGCGAGATGAGGCAGCATTACCGGCAGATACTTCTGCGCGATGATCGGGTTGGACCCGAACAGAGGCGACATTATGTAGGCGCAGTGCGTTGCCAGATGGGCCTCGTGGTCCTGTCCGGGGAACGCCTTGATCGGCAACCCGCCACTGGAGGTGGCGTTCTCGGCCACGGCGTTTTGCTGCACCGGCTCGGGGTTGGGTACAAGGAACTGCTCGGGCTCCGGCACCTTCATCTGTTTCAGGAGGTATTTCTCGCTGGCCCGGATGTTGTAGACCTGCGGCAGGAGCTGAGCTCGCTGCGAGATGAGCTGCGCCATCGACTGACGCTGAATATCGCTAAATATGCGCGGGTCGCTGACCGGTATAACCTTCATCGGGCCAGCGAAGTCTTCACGTCGGACGATCAGTTCGCCGAACTGGTCCTGTATTTTGACGTTGTCGACGGTCTCGGCATTTATGTCCCAAAGCTGCTTGAGGAAGCGGGCCATGCTGCGATGGAGGCGTCCATGAACCGCGCCGAAATTCTTCAGACCCTGCTCGATGAACATGTTCGCGGTGCCGACGGGGGTCTGGCCTCCGAACTTGTCGAACTCATCGAAGGTCGTCCTGATGACCCCCTGCGCAGCATCCACTAGGAAGCCGAGCAGGTTGAACAGCACAGGCGACGGCGGCGGGAACGGCAGCGGCATGTAGGTCTTGCGCACATCGTCCATCGCCAGCGAACCCTGCATCTCGGTCGTCTGCATCGGGTTCGCCTTGATGTTCTGGCCGCCGCCTGTCGCACCACCTTTCAGCTTCACGCCGGTCTGCGAGTTGTTCAGGTGCGCGGCGTCGAGCAGGGCACGCAGCGATCCGGTGGCCGCGCCCGACAGCCCGCCAATCATGTGCGTCATGCCAATCGGGTAGCCGCCACGCCACGGGTAGAACGGCCATTCGATCACGAAGTCGAGCCGCTTCATGTCGACGTCGTTCTGCTTCCAGTTGCGATAGATCGACAGCACCTTCTGGCTCTGTTCGTCGACCGTGACGATGTAGGGCTCGGCCGGGGCATCGTCGTCGTCGAGACCCATCATGACCGACGACTCGAACACAAGTCGGACACTGTCGATGTTCTCGCTCGGCTGGTCGCGACCGATGATGCGGTCGGTCGCCTGTTGCGATCTGGTTGGCTCGGGCACGTCGGGCGACGACTCGGTATCAACCACGTCGAGCCACAGCCCTGACCTGACGTTGTCCTCGAATTGCCACTTGTCGACTTCCATCTCGTGCGTAATGCGCGGCTGGGAGTAGATCGAACCGTCGCTCCACGGCCGATGTACCTTGTCGATGGGAATGGCGACCACGCTCATGCCCTGAGATTCGTAGATGGTTTTTGTGTAGAAGGCCCCGCCCAAGCTGCACTGCGTGAAGCCCATCTCGAACTCATAGGCGACGTTGGGCATCAGCTCGGTGAGCTGCAGGTTCATGTAGCGGGCGACGCGCTCGCCGATATCGTCCTTCTCGTGGGTTGGCGTACCGATGGTCTTGGCTTTCACCGGACCCTCGGGCGGCATCATCTCGTTCATGATGCGCGAGGCGAAGTCGATGGCACTGGCCGTCAGCATCGGGTGAACGACTCGCGATGCGCCGGGGAAGGTCGCACCACCGGGCGCGTCGTCACCAAGGCCAGTCCTCCGCAGGCCTTCCTCGTACTGCTTGTCGCGCTTGGCGCGCGCCTGCTTGTCGATCTTGATGGCATCGAGCAGATCAGTCGCGATCTTGCTGAGCCGTGTCTCGTCGATGGTCTCGGCGAGGTTGGAGAAGTGATCCTGCGGGTCCTGCGGCGGCGGACCTTCCGGCATCTGGACGTCGACGTTGCCGTCCTCGCCGATGATCAGGTCGGAGCCCGGCGGAGTCGTCGTCTGCAGAGTCGACGCGCCGAGATCGCTGCCCGGCTGGCCGTAGGGGTCCTCGAAGACCGTGGGATCAGACATCAGAAGGACCCTTGGATGTTGATGCTGCCGCGCATCGGTTGATCACCACCGCTCAACGCGCCTCGGCCACCACCCATCGCAGTGGACTGCTGCAGGCCGCTGGCCGCCGCCATGTTGGCCAGCACGCCCTGACCGGGACCGGACGGCGTGCTCGCCATTGGAGCCGCAGGCATGCTGGCAGCCTGTGGCATGGCACCAAGACCCTGCTGGCCCGTCGGTGGGATGCCGTACTGCTGTCCGTTGCCAAAGTCGTCGGGCGTCGCTTGACCGAAGCCCGGCGTGTTGGGGTCCATCGGCGGGTGGGTCTTCAGCCATTCGGCGTACATTGCCTGCGTCTGGGACGGATCACCGAGCAATCCGCTCATCATTCCACCGTCGGCGAAGCCCGGCACGTAGCCACCCTCGGCGAACAGACCCGTGCCCTTACCGATGGCCATCGCCGGGCTGAGCAATGAGGCTATGTCCATGCCGCCGCTCTTGCCACCACCACCGCCGACACCAAGACCCTTGAGCAGCATCGGCAGCAACCCGCCCACGCCACCATCGCCACCGGCCAGCGTATTGATGATGCCACCAAACCCGCCGCCACCGGTCTCGGCAGGCGCGGGTGCAGGCGCGGCAGCACTGGTGCCCATGCCGGAGCTGTCGGTGCCATTGGCGCTGGAGAGAGCCGCAGCGAAACGCGGATCGCTGTTGAGCAGATTGAAAAGATCGCCGCCCAGCCCGCCGCCACCGGTCTCGCGGTCCCACTTGTTTGGATCGAACAGGTTGCCGCCGCCCATCGAGAAGCCGGGGACGTAGCCACCATCGGCGTAGTTCATCACGCCGTAGGCCATCATCTCGTCGTCGATGGTCGGCGCGCCGAGTCGTTGGTGACGGTCCTCCGGCTCGACGTAGCCACCGTGGGCGAACCCCATGCCGGAGCCAGCGGCAGTAGCACCACCTGCACCGCCGAACGCGCCTGCGATCTTGCCCAGACCGCCCAGCATGCTGCCTATGCCAGCGGCGCTCACACCGCCGCTCTCGCCGCCACTGGGCGCACTGCGGTTCATCGACTGGAGCAGCTCGACCGGCTTGGGCCGTGGCTGCATCGCGCCCTCGGACGGTGTGTTGCCGTAGATGTCGACGGCGTTGGGGATCATTCGCCTGACCCATTCGAGCAGCGCATTGTTGTTCAGCAGGTCACTGGTCGATCCGGTGGACTGGCTGCCACTCTGTACGCCACCGCCTCCGGCGTAATCGTATCCAAGGTTATCCATGCCTACTTTGGCCGCCGTCGGCGCACCGCCTGTGATGGCCAGCTTTGCGAGTGCGCCGGGTATCCTCTTCTCCATCGACTTGATGGCTGTCCTGATTCCGCTGCCCAGCAACCTGCTCGGGGTGAGCGCCGTGCCCATCGTAATGGCCGCCAGATCGGCGGGCGCGGCGACAGGACCGTACTCGGCCGTCAGGTTGGGGTTGGGGTTCAGCATGTTGACGGTGTCTTCGAGGGCCTCTCCACCAGACATGCCCGCCGTCGCCCGATTAAAGGCGTCGATGCCGTACATCAACGGGTTGCCCTTGGCGTTGTGTGAGAAGCGATCCCACTCGTTACCGACGCCCTCCGACGCCATGTCACCCAGAATGCCGGCCACCATGCGCGACTTGTCGGCCTGCACATCGAGCCGCTCGTTGCTCTGGCGCAGCCGCATCTCGCGCAGGATTTTCCGCTGCTCGGGCGTCATCGTCATCCGGCCGCCGTCATCGAAATTATTCACCTGTCCGCCCTCCTGATAGGCACCCGCCTTGCCGGTCAGCACGAGATCGCGCGCGGTCTCGGGCGAGACGCCGAGTCGTCGCGCTGTCTTCATGATCTGGTCGGCCAGCATCTCCAGCTTGGGGGTGCCGACGTAATCGACGCCAGTCTGCGGCCCAAGCACGTTCCACATCAGCGCTTGGAAATCGCGCGGCTGCTCGCCCGCCTTGCCGCTGGCCTTCGCCCACCACGGTGCGAAGTCGGCGAACTCCGGGTTGGTCAGCTCGGCGTAACGACTCGCCGGTCCTCCCGTGCGTACATCCGAATAGCCCGCACCTCGCGCGATGTGCGAATCGGCAATCGGCCTGCGCGGATCGGCGAGCACCGGATCAGTCGCCTGAATGTAAGTCGGTATCTTGTGCGTGTCGGTCGCCAGCTTGCCTTCGCGCTCAAGGTTTTCCAGCATCAGACCATGCAATGGATGAAAGGCGTGGCTCTTCATGTCGAGCATGTCTTCTGGGAAGCCCGGCGTATTGAAACGACTCGTTCGTATCTCGCCGCTGCGGAGCGGCGTGTCGGTCATGCCGCGTCCACCGAACATCAGGTAATCGTCGAGCCTCCCCTCGGTGATCAGCTTGTTGGCCAAGGTGCCGCGATTGATCTCACTGATCGGATTGGCCCCGGCGGAATGCAAACCAAGACGCGCATTGAAGAGCTGCATCTGATCGAGCGGCACGCCCAGCTCTTTCATGCGGTCCCACAGCGGCTGCATCTCATACCATGAGCGGGTGCGCAGAAGGTCGGGGTTCTTCAGCACCTCATTGTAGATGTCGAGATAGCGCTGCATGTTGCGGTTCGTCAGGACCTGCTCGGAAACCTTCGAGCCCTTACCGCCGGGCGGCGCATCGAAGGCGTGCGGCACGCCCTCCAGATGGCTGTAGTCGCGGCCCTGCGAGATGTCGTCTAGATCACCGCGATTGACGTGAAACAGCCGCTGCATGTTCTCGCCCTCGGGGATGAACACGCGGTTTACGTCGGAGACGATGTCGTCGGGGTCCTTGTACGCGCCGGGAAACTCGGTGCGATACGGGTCCTTGACCGTCTGCAGGCGCGGCTTGGGCGGCAGGACTATGCGCGGGCTCTTGGCTTCGCGCGCCGCGTTGAGTCGTTTCTCCAGCTCTAGCATCTTGTTCGCAGCGTCGGTCTTCCAGCCCGCCTGCGTCAGCGCGCCTGCGTCTTCCGAGTCGTCGGTCGGGTAGTCGATCTCGCCAAAGCCACCGATGCGATAGTTGCGGAGCGCACCGCCTGCGCGATAGCCGGGGACCGCACCGCCCTCGGCGAGCCACGGGAACTTGAACTGTGGCAGCGTGTCCTCGGTGAGGTTGCGCGAATACAGCGGATCGTACCATTCGGTCTCGGGCAGCACCTTGCCAGCCTGCGAGTTCATCACGCGGCGAAACTCGTTGAGCCCGCCCTCGGGATTGAGCGGCGAGTTGTGATAGCCCAAGCGATTGGCAGCGAGATCGCTCGGCTTCACCGAGACCAGCGCCTTATCGTGGGCCATCTTCTCGGCCATCGTCATCATGCGGTGGCGGCCGTTGTGCTCGACCACGGTCGGGTACTTGTTGACGGTCGGCATACCGCCAAGGTCGAGGAAGCCATGCTCAGCGGTGTTGCCGAAGCCCAGCAGCGGCACCTCGTCCCACAGGCCCTGTCTACCGGCCTCGGCATATTTCTCCAGCACATCGTCGAGCGAGCCGTGCTCGCGGTCGATGAAGCTGAAGTGCGCGGCGGTCTTGTAGTTGGGGTCCTGCAACGCCCTTTGAGGGATACGCGCCGAGAACTTCTGGAAGTCCTTGGGATCGATGATGGTCAGCAGGTTGCCGACATCGGGAGCCTGTTGCTTGCGGATGTCCCAGCCCAGCGCGCGCTGCAGCGCCTCGGCATTGAACAGCGAGAGGTCCACTCCGAGGTCAGCCGCGTCGGTGAGTCGTAGCGCGCCCTTCTGGCCGTGCGTGCGCCTGACCGTATCCAGCTTGTCCGCCATCGACTGCGCGGCCTGCGACTGGATGTTGGGCGATGCCAGATGGTTGTTGACCATCCACGCCAGCGCAGGATCGGGAGACGACTGATTTTGCAGGAACGACGCCAGATCGGACGTCGCGTTGGTCGATGGTCCCCACGTCTGCGGCGTCGGGCTGGCAATGAACCGGTTGGCAGCGATGAACGGGTTGGCGTTGGGGTCGGGTGTCGGGTTCACAAACTTGTTGAACGCATTGAAGTTCGACGACAGCGACGGCGTCGCCGCCTTGGCCGCCGCTTCAGCTTCCATCCTCTTCTGGACCGAGGCCAATGCCGACATGCCGCGCTTGACCAACTGATTCTCGCGTCCACCAAAGTGCTGCACGGTGCCTCCCTCGGCCATCTCACCCTTCTTGGCGGCGATCTTGGCCAGCTCGCTCCACACGTCGGCCAGTGGCGCATTGGTGCCTGTCAGCATGGTCGAGGCGTCGAGCTGCACCGGCACGTCGCGCGCGGCGATGTTGTTGAGCAGGGCTCCGGCATCCATTTCGCGAAGCTGCCTGCCGAGCATGGGGTGCGGCTCCTTGTCGGTGCGCGGATCGCCCAGCCCGTGCGCCTTCATGAAATCGAGGTAGTTGGAGAACACCGGATCGTCGGCACGCGCTTGTCGCCAGCGATCTTCCATGTTCGCCTTGGACTGCATCACGGCGCTGCGTAGGGTGTGGGGCATGTCGCCGCCACTGTCGACCGAGCCGATGCGCAGCAAGCCGCCACTGGGTTCGCGCGCGATCAGCATGTTGCCGAAGGGTCGACCATACTGGTCATCGATCATCGCCAGCGGATCGCCGAAGTTCTGTCCCCACACCCGGTAGTCGTCCATCGACGGCGAGATCGAGTCGTTGGGATGACTGTGCAGGCCGAACCACGGCTGCTCTTTGTTGGAAGAGACAAAGCGATCCGTCCAAGACGGCATCGGCACATTGGTCTTGGTGCCCTTGACCAGCTCGCTGTTATCGAACGAGTCCGCGCCAATGTGGCCGAACATCATGCCTTCGTTGCCGGTCGCCTGCGTATGCGCGCGCACCCTGCGCTCGGCCTGCTCGACGGCGTCGCCCAGACTCGTGGCCAGATTTCTCACCGCCTCGACCCGGCCTCGGGTCTTGTAGCCGGGCACTTCGCCACCCTCGGCGAACGGCAGGGTGAGGCGCAGCGCGCCGCCCAAGTTGGGCTTGGCCTCGTTGCCGCCGGGGCCGATGTACTTGTCGTAGTTGAACTGGCCGCCCACGGTCGCGCCACGACTGCCCAGCGGATGCTTGTAGCCCAGCAGGGCCTCGATCACCTGCTGGGTCGGATCGTACTTGAGCCCCGCCGAACCCCGCCCCCGGCCAAGCCCGAACTCGGCGGTCGGCATCTCGCCATCGCTGCTGCCGCTCGGCGCGGTGAACGAGCTGTTGGGGATCGAGTAGCGGTCCTCGACGTCGTTGTAACCGCCTCCACCGAAGGCAGGCTGATTGAACTCTCGGGCTGCGCGCTCGCCTCCGGCGAAGCCGGTAGGCTCGGGCACGAACTCGGTGCCGGTGCCTTGCGGGAAGTAGGTGCGGATGAGTCGTTCGACGACCTCGTCGGGCTCGCCAACGAGGTCTCCGCCGCGCGCAGGCCGGATGTTCACCAACGCCCTGCCCTCGTTCATGCGGGCCAGCATGCGCATCCGGTGACGTGCCTCGTGGCCATCGACCGAAGCCTTGTCGCCAGCGATGTTGGGGTTGCCTTCCCTGAGCCAGAGCTGGCCGGGCTCACGCAGTCCGTACTTGCCGGTCATCTTGGTGAGGCCGGCGAGGTAGTCGTCGAGAGAGTGGTCGGGCCGGGGATTGTTGGGATCGCCGCCGTGCCAGCGATTATACGGGATCGCGTCAGGCTGCATGATCGGCCGCGCGAACGACTCGAACTCGCTCGGATGCATCGCCATCAGCAGACCGCTGTTCTGCATCTTCGAGCCGCTATAGAGCTTGCTCGACCCCATCACATCGCTGAGCGACTTGGGGTCCCACAGGTCTAGGTTGACGCCCTCGTCACCTGCGCGCTGCAGCCGTCGTGCCTGTGCTTGGCCGTACTTGCGCTCGACCTCCCGCAGGACGTCGAACACCGGACTGGCGCGCGTAAGTCTGCCCATGCGTTCCCCGCAGCCGGGCAGAGGCAGTCTATGCCCGGACGGGGGCCAACATACCCGATGTTGTTATATCGGGCTATCCCCCGACTCGGTCGAGTCGTCAAGATAGTAGACCCCGCCCTGCCTGATCTTGCTGAGCAGGCTCATGGCGTATCCGAGGTCAGGTCGGTAGCCCGCCTGCACCTGCTCAACCATGAGCGTCAGGACACTCATCAGCTCGGGTGCGGCGGCCATGGCGGTGACCGCCTGCTCGATGTCGTGGCGGAACTCCTTGTCGTTCTTCTCGGGCGGGCCGTAGACCTTGGCAATCGGGTAACGATGGCCGCCGTAGATGCGGTAGCCGTTGCGATGGGCCGCCGCCACCCAGCCGCACAGGAACGGCGGCAGCTTCTCGGTCGGGGTCTCCATGAAGGGCTTGTTGGGGTTCTCGGTGTGCTTGGTCATGCCTCACCATGACACAATCGACAGGATACGTCAAGAATCGAGCCAGACGCTACGGTGCGGGTTCTTCTCGCGCAGCCACGTCATGAACTGGTCCAAGCTGAGCCCCAAGTCGTGCAGGTGCTGGTCCTTGACGTAGAACGACCCGCGATAGCCCGACAGCGTGATCTTCCAGCCGTCGATCTCGGGGTCGCGCTCGACGGTCTGCCACGCATCAGTCCGGTTTGCCATCAGCCCGGTGTCCTTCGACGACTCGTCGCATCAGCACGTCCTTCATGACCTCCAGTATACCCCGGCTGCGCTCGATCTCGACAATCGCCTCGAACAGCCTGCGGCAGGCGTCATCATGCGGATTGCCGGCCGCCCAGTCGTCGCTCTGGAACGCCTTGTCGCGCAGCATGGCGCGACGGTCACGCTCGGCCTTGAGCCAGTCCAGCACATCGGTCGTCATCTGTTTTCGCCCCCGTGATCCACAGCGTTATACACCTGTGCTAGATTGCCGCCGACTGCACCAACGACTCGCTGGTGCGCCATGCCCGATAGCCCCAAGCCCCGCAGTCCTGCCGAGGAGCTGCTGGCCCGCGTCGAGTTCCCTGTTGTAGATCGAGTGACGTGGCTGCTCACCGCGCCCATCCCGCTGCCATGGATGGTGGCGATCTTGACAGTGTGGGCGACCATCGTCGGCTTCTTCATCGTCACCATCGCCACGTCCTAGGAGCGCGCATGATCATCAGCCACTTCAGTCAGGCCGAGTTCCTGTTCAGCGACACCGCGAACAAGATCGACGACAACAACTTCCCGACGTGGGAGATCACCCACAACCTCGAACGACTCGCCATCACCATGGAGCTGATCAGGTCCGGTCTGGGGGCCAAGCCGGTCACCATCCTGTCGGGTTACCGCTCGCCCGTGGTCAACGCCGAGGTCGGCGGCGCGACCAACTCGGCTCACCTGTACGGCCTTGCCTGCGACTTCGTGGTGCCCGACTTTGGTTCGCCGCTCGATGTCTGCAACGCCATCGCGCCTCACCTCAAGTTCCTCCAGATCGACCAGCTCATATGGGAGTTCTCGGACTGGGTGCATCTCGGCTTGGCCATCGACGGCGAGCCGCGCTACCAGTGCCTGACCATCGACGAGATGGGCACGCGCAACGGCTTCTGCTGACAAAGATACGCCGTCGACCGGGGTGATGGTCGACGGCGTAATGCTGAGTTGACCAGCGCGCGCGTCGCCACGCTGCTGGTCCCCCCTCAACCTCGTCAGTCTACATTGGCGCTGGCGTTGCCGCTACGCACCGGCTGGTCGCCCACCCTCGGCAGCTTGGGCAGGGCGCTGTCGGAATCGATACCGGTGAACTTGGGCTTGCTGTGCGCGAGATGCGCCTCGATGGCGCGCGCCGTCATGACGACGCGAACGTGCTCGTGGAGCCGACCGTCGCCATCCCTGAGCCTTGACGTGAGTTCCTTGACCAGCTTGGCCCCCGGCGCATACGCCCGCTTGGTGATCGCCGCCTGCATCGACTGTCCAAACTCGACCAAGTCCTTGGTCCGCTGCACCGTGCTGACGCCGCGCTCGCCGGACGCCGTGTAGATGTAGACCAGCGCTGCCAAGGTCGACTTGTCGGTCACCCGCCCGGTCTGCTTGGCGACCTTCTTGGCGAAGTCGCAGGCCCACGCGAACAGCAGATCGCCCTCGAAACGCTCCTGCCACATACGCATCGTGCCGGCATTGTCGGGCTTCCAGTTGCGGTCAGTGACCGAGGCAGGCATGTCGTTGAGCGGCGGGCCGCACTTGCCCTCGGTCAACAAATAAACCCACCTCATCGCCTTCGACTTGATCGACGAATCCTCGACGCCGAGGATGTCGAGGATGTCCTTCTTGGTGCGGTTACGTCCGTTGTCGAGCTGGACAAAAGCCTCGTCGAACACGCCGAACACCGCCAAGGTGCGGATCGCCTTGCCCGACTGGACGATGGCCGACATGCGGTTGCCGCCATCGAGCAGGCGGCCAGTGCGCGAGAAGATGATGGGCTGGCCAGTCAGTGCCCAGTTGCCCGAACTCATGTCGCGACCGTACTGCTTGACCTTGCGCGGCGAGCGCTTGCGGTTGCGGGGATCGCCCTCGGGCAGGTGCTCCAGAATCCACTGGGCGAGCTTGGGCGTGATCGTGACAGACCGAGCGTAGGGCTCGATCCGGCCCTGCCAGCCGTTGGCGTCGATCATCTTGGTGAGCATCTCGATCTGTTCGTCGAGGCTCTGGCCTGTCGGGTTGAGGTAGAGCGGTGCAGGACGCTGCGCATTGGCATGCATCGGCACGGCGTTGCCATTGGTCATGGTCGTCGGTCTCCAGTGCCCCTGCTCAAGGCACCGAGGGGCGTGGTGCGCCCCGATCTAAGACCTGAGTCCTGTCGATTGTCAACGACTCATTCGTAGGGGTTCCTGATCTCGCCGTCCTCGCGCCGCAGGTCGTTGTACATGGCCTCATCAGCGCCGAGGTCGACGTCCCACTGCAGCTCGTCGTCCTTGATCTTGGTGGTCACGCCCGCCGTCAGCCAGCGGTCGGCGAAGTATCTTACAGCCTGACTGAAACTATCCACGAAGTCGTCGTTGCGAGTCGTTCCGGGGCCAGCATACTGCGTGACCTCCTTCAAGAACGGCTCGCACCATGTGCGTGGTTCACCACGCACCGCCTTGCTCTCGGGCAACCAGATGCGGCCTGCAGCGGGGACATGCGAGATGGCGTGCAGACGACTCAGCTTGTCGGCGTTGCCCGGATTGTATGGCCAGCTATCGACGCCCTCGTACTGCAGCGTCTGTCTGAGGCTGATGCCCGAGCCCTTCTCCTCGATGATCATGAGGTCGGGCACCTTGGTCTGCTCGTGGTACTGCGGATCGCCGACGATGGGCTTGAACACGAGATCGCGCCTGCGCCCGTACCTCGCCTTCATCTCCTGCTTGGCGCGCACGATCAGCTCGGGGAAGCCGATCTGCTCGTGCCAGCATTCGAGCAGCATCATGTTCCAGCGTCGGCCCTCGGGGAACACGCCCCACACCGTGCAGGCCGTGTAGTCGGGCTCGTAGCTCTTCTTGTCGAAGGTCTTCTCGGTTAACGCCGTGTCGAGCGAGACGAACACGAAGTCGAACCAAGGCAGCGGCCGGTCGTGGCCCCACAGGGGTAACCAACTACGCTTGATGATCGCCGCCTCGCCCACCTCCAGCAATTCGCCGAGCACTTCCTGCCGGTAGATTTGCGTGCCCTCGTACTGCTGAAGCTCGTCGAAGAACGCCTCGGCAAGGTTGGACCTGTTCTCCATGGTGGTGCCGCGAACGACTCGTGTCGACTTGCGTTCGATCATCGCCTTGAGCCACTCCAGCGGACGTGGCGTCGTGGTGTAGAGTCGTTGCGGCTGGACCTTGGTGCCGTCGCTCTTGGTGTAGAACAGGCGTGTGCTGAGATCGATGTTGGAGACCACGCTCTCGGCGTTGGTGCCCCACGCCGCCGCCTCGTCACCCCAGCAGAAGTGAGCCTGTGGGCCGCGCAAGCGATCCGGCGTCTCGGCGCTGAAGCCCTTGATGATGCTGCCGTTGACGAGTCGTATCTCGAAGATCGAGTTGTTGATGCCCTCGATCATCTCGTGCGGGATGGTGTTGACCAGTCCGCTAGGGCCGCCAAACACCACCCCTCGCAGATCGCCGTAGGTGGGTGCGATAACGTGAATGACGCAGCCGGGATATAGGCCGGCTTGCCGTCTGAGCCAGTTAGAACCCACGAGGGTCTTACCGAAGCCTCATAATCGTCCCGCCTGCACAACACATAGCGACCACCCACCAACCGGGATGATCTGCTTGTATCGTGCGCGGCGGGACCACCGGTTCTCTGCGTCGATGAATGCGATCTCATGATCGCTTGCTGACCTGAGTTCCTCGGCGTTGATGCTCATACCAACGACTCGCGACGGCGCTGCTGAGTTCGCTCAATCGCACAGCGCCTACACATCCGTCGCTTACCGGGGTAGCTATACGTGTTCTCGGGCGTGAACTCGTGACCGTGAACGCAATGTGTTTGGGCGGCTTTCATCGCTGCTTGTGTATGCCCTCGCATAAGATTGACGCGGCACGTCACAGCCTCAAGGTGCTCGGCGTCGATGCAGGCTCGATTACGACATAGATGATCGAGCTGCAAGCCAGCAGGCACCAAGCCGCGCGCCAACTCATAGGCGCAGATGTGGGCCTGCCGGTCACTGCCACGGTCCTTGATCCTGCCGTAGCCATCCTTGTCCTTGCGACCAAGCCATATCCGACAGCCATTGATGCGGATGCTGCCATCGTAGAGTCGTCGCGCGAGCGTGCTCATCATGCCACAGCATCATGAAGCGCGCCGGAGCCCCGTACAAGGGCTCCAGCCTGTCCTCAGGTTGCGCCTCACGCGGCGGCCTTCTCGTGTTGCTGGCCATCTTCCAGCCTCTTCAGCATGTGCGTGTGGTGCTGAACGATCTTGCTGTACTCATGAATGCAGCGGCGATGGTACTCCATCGCGCACTGCCTGCATCGCCCTCCGATAATCGCCTTGCCGTGACTGCAGTTCCCCAAGAACGCCTGCTTCATCAAGCCCTCACTTGCATCAACGCAGCCTCGGCCAAGCCTAGCACGGCTTCTCCTGTCCTCTCATCGCGACACGCGCAGCAGCATCAATGTCGTCTGCCAACGTCCTGATATATTCCAGCCCCACCCGCAGTCGCTCGATCTCGTCGGCGGCTTCATCACCCAAGGGGCTGTAGGTGGCCTCGCCATACTCATACACCGAGGCCTTGCGCAGGCGTTGCACGATGTCGGTCATGACTTGGCCCTCACGATGGTCGTCGACTCGACGACGCGCGGTCCGAACACGAACCACGCGAAGTCAACACTGCCATTATGGCCGCGATCAGGGACATCGGGCGGCAGCATCTTGAGTCGTCCGACGATGATCACCTTGGTCAGATGCTTCAGCAGGTCGGCGCGCTTCTGCGCGGCCACCCATGTCATGCGCAACAGCACACACACCAGCCTGTCGTTTTCAACGATGCGCAGCGCGTGACGCACATGATCGTCGGCCTTCGAGTAGGGCGGGTTCATCACGATGTTGCTCGGCGTCTCCATGCACGACAGGAAGTCGTAGCCGAACGACACGTCGACACCGAGGCGCAGGCCGGGCGTCGGCCATCGATACTTGTCGGAGCCTGACGCCGCGCGTCCCGCCTCGATCATCGTGCGCACGATGTTGCCGCGTCCACAGCTCGGGTCCCACACGCCGCCGTCCAGCTTCACGTTGCTCAGCAACTGATGCACGGCGTCAGGCGGCGTCTCGTAGTTGTCGTGCGGATCGCGCTCGTCCTCCATCAGGCCGTACTGGCCTGCGGCGCGGCGCACGCGCTTGAGCCGGGCAAGCCGCTTGGCCTTCTTGACCGCGAAGTCTGGGCTGTTCAGCAATGCGCGGGCGTGCTTGGCCGAGAGCGGCTCGTTGTCGGCGGCCAGCCTGCGCTTAGCCGTGGCCGTTGGTTCTGCCGTTGGGCGAGTGGATGAGGCGCGGGCCTTCGCGCGGGTCGGTGAGGTCGCGCTCTTCCGGGTCTTCGTTGGTCTCGATGAGCGTCGAGCCGCGTTCTTGGTTGTCTTGCGCTTCACGTCGTGCTGCCCCCGCCAGTTCATTGCGGCGAGCAGTATCTCTATCCTGTCGTTCGTTGTCTATGTCTATTGCGATGGGATCGACTGGCGTGACATCAATCGAGTCGTCGCCGGGGTTGTTGAGCCGTGCGTTGACCAGCCCCACAACAACAGCCTCGATCACGCTCTGGACGTCGGCCCGGCGCTTCACGTCATCGGGGTCGACGTCGTCCTTGCGCAGCCCGATCTTGCCCTCGATGCGCTCGGCCACGAGGTTGAGCGCGCTGGTATCGCCCGACAGGGCGCGCAGCACCAACGACTCGCCGAGTGCAACAATCGCCGGGATCGGGTCACGATGCTTGGGGGACGACCGGGCGATGAGCTCGTGCTTGTCGCGCAGCAGGGCGATCCAGACACTGGCCTTGATGGGGCTCTGCATCTCCAGAAATCGCCTGTGGTCGCTTTCGAGGCGCTCCAGCAACAGCTTGGCATCACTGACCTGATCAGCGCTCAGCGGGGCTTTACGGGCATCCTCGGGCATGCGGCAGGATAGCACCGTCAAGGGGTTTGTACTTTGAGATGTGCGATTTGGTCGAGAACATTGGTGACGACTCGACCCTGCCTCAAACTCTACCGCAGGGGTTTGAGGCAGGCGGAGTCGTTGGCCGGGGTGTTTGTCGATCCGCGACCAACACCCTCGCGCAACAGGGCGATTTTGGTTGTGGGCACAATTTTCGTTGTGCCCACACTGTGCCCACAGATGTGCCCACTGATTTTCCGTGCAATATCAATACCTTATACATTAAGTGGGCACATGGGCACATAATATGTATAGGTACACATGCGCGCGCGCGCGCGCGAGGGGCACACATCGCGTGCGTGCGCGTATAGAGCTATACAAGTTCCCACTTGTGCCCACAAAAAAATAGGGCTTAACCTATTGATATTATTCAATAAGTCAGTGGGCACAGGAATTTCGAGATTTTGTGCCCACCAGCCCAAACACCCTGCACTCGGCCTGTAATTATCGCATAGCGAACAGGCGCAACAATAGTTCGCGCCTGAAATAGACCACAACAATCACTCGGGTATTGCCTCGGGCTCCACCTCATCGGGCGGCTCAGGTGGCCTGACGTCCAGCCCGAGCTGGCCCTCTTCGTTCACCGGACGCTCAGGCGCAGACCGCGCATCAGAGGCCCACAACGCCTCGCTGTGAGGCACCAGCCTGATCTTGGTATCGAACACCGCGCGCGCGCTGATACACGTCCCAAGGTCAATTCCGCGCCTGTTGTCGTACCCGCACAGGATGACCGTGGTGGCCCCGCCCTCGACCGGGCGCTCCCCCACCGGGTCAGTCGACTTTGCCCGGCCGTCGCTGAAGCCGAGGCCGAGCAGCCAAGTGCTCAGCTTGCGCTGGCTGTACATCGGCCCCTCATTCCGTCCGCCGTGCAGCCGGTAGTACGACTCGTAGCTGGCGTAGAGCAGGGTGCGTGACACCACGTTGCGCCACACCTCGAACTCGGGATGGTCGCCCTTGGGTTGCCAGACGTAGCGCCGCTCCAGCACCTGTTCGAGCCACTTGTGGTGTGGCTCCCACGAGAACTCGCGCTGCTCGGACATGGCGCGTGTGTGGTAGTTCTTGCGCACGTCGAAGCCGCTGATGTCGCGCACCAAGAGATCGAACAGCATGCATTCCAGCCCACCGTCCTGACGCATCTGCTTGGTGATCGCGCCGAAGTACGCCCGGTCATTGATGCGCTGCGAGCTGACCTTGTAGACCGTCGGCCGACGTGACGATGTCGACACCCTGATCGCCCAGTCGCTGTTGGTTGCCATGACGATGTGCAGGAGGTTCTTCACTGTGTAGCGCGAGTAGAACTTGCGATGCACGCTGATCACGTCCTGCGTCACCAGAGGCTTGAGTGCATTGTCGGTCTTGCGCGAGCCCGAGAACACCGCCTCGTCGGCAAACAGCGCGACCTTGTCCTGCAGGTGATCGTTGTAGCCGCTTGGTCCACCGGTCAGGCCCTCGGTGCTCGACACATAGAAGCCGTGCGACTTGCCGAGCAGCGCCGTGAACATGTCACCGAAGACGCCCTTGCCGACGCCCTCCTCGCCCTGCAGCACGAGGAACGTCTGGCCCGGCATGTGCGGCTTCTGCACCATGTTGGCGAGCCAGTTGATCGTCCATCGGTATAGCTCGACGTCGCCATCGCAGATGACATCAAGCACCAAGCGTCGGAACCTGCGCCACGATCCCTTGGGTCTCGGCATGGTGATGCTGCCGCGCCCGCCCTTGCCGTCGGCGAGCAGCGCCTTGAGATCGTCGGGCAGGTCGTAGCCCTTGAAGCCTTCGAGCTGGGGTCCGAAGCCACGCCATGTGTTGAGCACGTTCTTGCTGGTCCTCATGCGCGGCACGCAGTCGACACCTTCGCGGTGGGCCTTGGCCTGCCCGCTCTCGATCCACCACCGTGGCCCATCCTTCTCGATGTCGCCCTGCCGCGTCGGGATCAGCACCTTGACGTCGGCGTAGTGGTCCTCGAACTCCTTGTAGGTGAAGTAGCGCAGCGTGTTGTCAGGCAGGCGCTCGACCACCGTGGACTTCGAGGCCAAGCGCGCAGTCACGTAGCTCTTGTTGAACGCCTCGACCAAGGCGGCCTGCGTGTAGCTGCCGGGTGCAAGGAACGGCGAGTCGTTGTCGTGGCCATTGGCGCGCCGATGCTGGGGGAATGCGACCTGCTGGACGTTGCCACCGCGTGGCCGCCAGCGATGATTGAGCCGGCTGATCTCGCGCCTGAGCGCGGTCGCCTTGAACAGCGCCGCCTGAGCCGACGAGTAGTGCCGCTCGTTGCGCAGGAAGTCGCGCATCTCGACTTCGAGCCGGTCGAGGCTGTGCGCATCGTGGTAGCCGAGCGCCGCCAAGGTCGCGAAGTCCTCGACCGAGAGGCGCGAGATGAACTCACCGGCCGGGGGCTTCTCGACACCGAAGGGGGCCATCGCCTTGAGCCGTTCCATCACGTCTTCGATCTCGGCCGCCGTCGGCACCGCAGGTGGTGCGTCGGGCATTGCCTCGCGCACCGCGTCGGCCGCCTCGATCTGCTCGCGCAGAGCCCGCTGCTCGGGCGTCTCCGCGTCCTCGGGTGGCGGTGCGCCGCCACTCCCACTTGTGTCCGTCATTGTTCCCCGCAGTCTTATCGTCTTATGCGCAAATCACTCTCTCGGCACCGACTTGCGTTGCGGATAGTGATAGCGAATCCCGGTATCAAAGTCGGTTGCTGATGCCGTAATCATGGAAGCAATGATGCGCGAGGCGGCGTCAGGATTTTTGTCGAACCACTGCTGGCCGAAGTGATCGATGATAGCGCTGCGCGCATACAGCATGTAGTCGTGCACAGTTTCTCGTGCCTGTTGCATCAGCTCGCTGGCAGTCATGACGTCGCTCATTGCAGTCTCCTATGGTTTACGCGCGGCGTTGATCGCCGATTTGAAATCCCCTCGATGCTCAAAGTGCCTGAAAAGAGAAAAACTGTCGCCGAAGCAGGTGACAGGCGACGCCTTTACCGGCCGCCTGCCAAGCCCGGCCTGCGCGTCGCTGTCGCTGAATGAAACCCACCTCTCGGCCTCGCCGTCGCGCTTGATCACCGTCGCCCCGACACTACCGCTAGACTGCAGCGGCGACTTCCAGCGCGCGCCCGACTGCCGGTAGCCGTAGTGGCCCAGCGCCTCGACCAGTGGATGTGATTGGTTGAACGACTCGATGGCCGCCTTGGTGTTGGCGTCGAGCCCGATGCCGGCCCTGATCTCGTCGCGCTGGCTCTGCATGTCGGCGGTGTAGAGCCGCACCGCCAGACCGGTGATGGTGGCGAAGTCGACCGGGTAGCCGTCGACCGCCTCGCCGTACTTGAGGTTGGCCCGGCCCGCCGGGTAGCGCGCCGTGAAGAACAGCGACGCCGCGCCGAGCTTCGAGGGGTCGGTGACCCCGTCCAGCCGGAGCAGCTTGGCGAAGGCCAGCGCGACGAACGGATCAAACTCGGCCAGCGAGTCGTTGAGCAGCATCGGCTGGCTCAGCGGGGCAACCACGCGGTAGCGGGTGTCGCCCTCGTCGTGGCTGTGGGTGGTGTAGACCACGCTGGCAACCTTGAGCGCGCGGAGTCGTTTGACGATCTCCCACGGTGGCGGTGGGACTTCGCCGGTCAGCTTGCTGGCCTCGATGTCGAGCGCGATCCCGGTGCGGCAGATCAGGTGCTCGCCGCCCCGCTGGTCACCATGGAACTCGGCCATGCAGATCGCCATGCCATCCTTGTCGCCGACCTCGTGCGTGGCCAGAGAGGCGGCCAGCCTGCACCACTGGCCCTGCAGGCGGGTGCCTGCCGGGGTGAAACGATTGGGGAACCGGGTGACGACGACCGGGGCAGTTTCGGGCAACGACAGGATGGTTGCGGGCATGGCAAGACCTTGCAGGGCATTTGGTTGCCCGGTCCGACCGAAAAATACCGGTTGAACAGGGCTCGGTGTACCGCTAGGTCTTGTCCTAGCGGTTTTCTGTGACAAGTAACCGTAGCCTTCTTCCGGGTGCCCCCGCAACCGGTTTGATGGCAACACTGGCCCCGCTGGAGAAATTCAGCGGGGCCTTTCATTGTCTGCCCCATCTATTGTGTCGAAAACGATGTGGCCCACCAGATGTGGTCGAACTATCCTGCCGGTTTATCCTGTCGATTTCATTTGACCACGAGTCGTCGATATGAGATAACTCTCTCCTCGGGCGAACAGCGCCCCCTAACCAAAGGAATTTGAAGCATGGCACGTCGTTCTTTCATCCGCCGGGGCTGCTACGGACAGGCCCCCTCCACCCGCCCGGTCAAGAAGTACGTCGCTGATCTCGGGCCGCGCCCGGCGGGCGGCTCCGCCCTCATCAACTGGCTGTGGGATTTCTGCATCGCCCCCGACTCCACCATCGAGCAGCGCAACGCCGCCGCCATCGAGCGCCGCGCCCTCCTCAAGGCGGTGGCCTGAGACAATCGACAGGATCGTCGATTATCCTGTTGACGTCAACCCACGACTCGTGAGATAAGATGACCACCGGGCGAACAGCGCCCCCTAACCCAAGGAGCTATGAATGACCAACACCGTCACCCTTTCCCTGACCCGCCGTGAGGCCGAGATTCTGGCCGACGTGATGCGCCGCGCCCAGACCGGCGGCACCAAGCTGCACTACGACTACCCGACGATGGCCGAGCGCACCGTCACGCTGGTGACGGCGATCACCACCCTCGACGCACAGTTGGAGGGCTGAGGCATGACGCACAGTGAACTGATGCAGTACGCCAACACCTTCTTCATGGCGACCAAGCTGTTCCCCAACGAGATCGAGGGGCACATCAGGCGCGAGCTTCATGCCGTGACAGGCACGATGACGCGCGAGGCGGCCCTGCGCATTCAGGCCTATCGCAACGTGCTGAAGGCGCAGAAGGCCAACACGATGGCCGCCATCGCCGACGTCGAGGTGTCGGTATGAGCAACCCCCAGATGACGCTGAACCAGCTCCGCGACAAGCTGAACGCCATCGACGCCAAGTACGGTGACTACCCGGTCACCGTGTGGGTGCAGGGCAACCAGCCTACCTTCATCGACCTGCGCATGGTGATAGGGCCGATGGACATCAGGAGCCCGGCCGGAACGCGCGGAGAGGTCATCATCGACGCCAACATTCGCAAATAAATCGACAGGACCCGTCATTGTCCTGTTGACGACGACCCACGACTCGTGAGATAAGATGGCCTCGGGCGAACAACGCCCCCTAACCAAAGGAACTGAACACATGGCAACCGCGACCAACCACTTCCACGCAATCGACCCGCAGGGCGTCGCCCACACCCGCTCGACCAAGCGGACCTACAGCCACACCGTGGTTGTCCGCCTTGGCGACGCCTACGCCGCCCGCCAGCTCGCCAACAGCCTGAAGCACACCGCCGCGCAGGCCCCCAAGGACTACGCCTTCCACCAGAGCGTGATCGACCGGAGCTGGCACTACGTCGACGGCAAGGTCGGCGGCACCCTGCGCTACCCCAACAGCACCACCGAGGCCGAGATGCTGCGCGACACCGCCAAGCACACCGCCGAGCTGGACGGTCGCACGGTCGAGCAGTACACCGCCGACGCGCTCGACGCCGTCCGCAAGAGCCACGCCGAGGACGTCGCCAAGGGCTACTTCAGCGACTTCATCAACGTCGGCTGGTGCGGTCGCCTCGACCTCGCGATGAAGCTGGCCAATGGCGGCCACCGCTACACCAACCCGCAGAACGTGATCGTCCTTGAGGCGGTGGCCGGCAAGCCGCCCAAGGCGGTGCGCTAATGGCCACTTTCATGGACCTCATCGAGCGCTCGCACGACGACTCGTTCGACAAGCCGGTCAACTTCTACGTCAAGTATCCCGAGGGCGTGACCGACGACTACGGCCAGACCGGCTACTACTTCCGCACCATCAGCGCCGCGAAGTACATGGCCCGCCGTGCCTTCAAGGCCAAGCCGGGCGACGTGCTCTACCTGCGCAAGGACATGTAGCCCGCCACGCCCCATATCGCCCCGCCCAGCCCTGAGAAGCTGGTGCGGGGTATCAGGGTGCCAGCCCCACGCTGGCCTAACCAGAGGAGCTTCTAAATGACCTACAAGGTTTACATGACCATCGAGCTGCGCGACTCGTACGACTCCAAGGACGCGGCGATGGATGCCGCCGCCGAGGCGCTGCAGAACGCGGTGACGGTGTTCGACCCCGAGGCGCGCAGCTCGGTGTGGCAGGACATCGCCAGCGGCGCTGCCGTGCAGGCCCGCGTCTTCGAGGACGGCAAGGTCCTGAGCGGCGAGCAGCACGCCTTCGTGATCGACATCCACGACGGTGCGATATGAGCCGGCTCAGGGAGTTCCTGCACGCCGCCCGCCACGACGGCTGGCGCAATGCGTGGTGCCGCTGGTGCTGGCTCCGCCCGGCGGCGGCCGACGACATCGGCTTCTGGTTCATCAGCCCGCACGGCGAGGACCAGAAGCCGGCCTGCCAGCGCTGCCTGCACGGCACGCGGGGCGACCTCCACCGCGCCCGGTGGGGCGTGGGAGAGCGCTGATGGCCACCATCAGGCGCGACCCTGCCCCCATCGGCTGGTTCCTCGACGAGCATGCGTGGCGGCTGCTGCTGCAGGTCAAGAGCCAGCTCTACGGCGACGGCAGGCACCTGACGCCCGACCATCGCAGGGACTTGGCCAACCTTCTGGAGGGGGTGACGTTCAACGCCATCCCGCTCAGCGAGGACGAGATCAGCGAAAAGGCATAAGGGGGATCGGTCATCCTATGGGCTGCGAGGACAGCCAGAAACAGCAAGCCGCACCTGCCTAACCGCGCGCGCCCCACGGTAAAAACATCGCGCGCGGCATGGTCAAAGCCAGATCGGCACGGCGGTGTTACCTCCCGCTGGATATAGTGGCCAAGGCGGCATCCGGGCTACCCGGCCGGTGGATTCAGACACCGGCCGGGATTGTCCTGTCGATTTTATTTGACGCCATCCTGTCGATATGAGATAACACTGCCTCGGGCGACCAGCGCCCCCTAACCCAAGGAGCTACCTCAATGCAAACCGTTTCAGTCCGCTTCGTCGACCTCAAGATTGCCGACATGGTTGCCCTGCCGACCAGCATCCCCGGCGAGCGCCTCGTGACCTCGGTGGTCGATCTGGAGGCCGCCTATCGCGGCTATGGCCGCCCCGCCCGCTACCGCGTCCAGTTCTCGGGCGGCAAGTACCAGTACGTCACTGCCGACGACCGGGTCGACATGGTGGTCACGGGCTCCCTCACGGTGGGAGCCTGAGACCATGGCCCGCACCCGCACCCTCCAGCTCCGCGTCTCCCTGCCGCAGGGCGACCCCGACATCGGGGCCGAGATCGACTGCGTCATGGACGTGCTCTACACGCCCGAGACGCCGAGTCGTCACTGGGACATCGAGCCCGGCCAGCCGGCCGACCTTCAGCTCGTCAAGGTCCGCCCGGTCCACGCCTTCGACTACTTCGTCGAGCTGCAGCAGGATTCGCTGGATTCGCTGGCCGAGTTCTGGCTCGAAACCGACGAGGCCTATGACATGGCGCGCGCCGAGTCGTTCATCGACCGGAGGACCGACCGATGAGCGTCTTCACCGTCCGCAAGACCGGGCTGACCGACCGGCTCAACTTCAGCCCGACCGACCGCCAGCGCCGCCTGCTGGCCCGCTACCTGCAGAGCGCCCAGCTCAACGCGATCTACGACGAGCCGCCGGGCGACCTCAGCAAGGGTGAATGGAAGAAGGTCCTCGACCTGCTGGAGCGTCTGGAACGCGCCTGCTTGGCGGAATTGCCGCCCGAATAAAAATCGACAGGACGGTAAACAATCCTGTTGACCGCCCCCGTCGATTCGTGCGATAAGATGACCACCGGGCGAACAGCGCCCCCTAACAAAAGGAACCAGAATGACCAAGCTCAGCCGCTACTGCCTCCTCAAGCCCCTCCGCGATCCGTCGTGGGACGCCATCAAGGCGCGCGTCTACTACCGTGGCAGCAAGCCCGCCCGCCTCGCCACCTACGCTCTCGACAAGCAGGGCATCGAGTGGGAATGGGTCGACGCCGCGCAGGAGATGCGCCGCCGCGAGGTCAACCTGATCGCCTTTCTCGCCCGCAACCCGGCCCCCAAGATCGGGGGCCGCTAATGGCCTCCCACAACCTCTCCTACGACATCCGCTTCAACGGCACCCACTACGAGGTCGTCCGCACCCGGACCTACTTCACGCTCGCCCCCAAGGTCGAGGTCGTCGCCGACGCGACGACTCGTGAGCAGGCCGAGGAGCAGGTGGCGTTCCATCAGTCCCTCGACGACGACGCGGCCCGCGACCGGGCCGGACGCTAATTCAAACCACCAACCCCAGAAAGGAACTGTGCCATGACAAATCTCAATCTCTCCGACGACTCGCAGCTCGACACCAGCCACCCGGCCAACGACTCGTCGGCCCGGCTGGTCGACGAGATCGGCACCATGAAGGCCCGCCTCGCGCCGCTGCTCGCCCAGCTCAAGATGCTGGAGGGCGCGCTCAAGGAGTACGGCCCCGGCCGCTACGAGGGCGCAGCCTACGAGGCGACGGTCAGCACCCACGAGCGCGACACGCTCGACATGAAGGCGGTGCGGGCCAAGCTCTCGCGCCAGTTCATCGCCGCCAACACCTCGACCGCCGAGGTCACGGTGCTCAAGGTCACGGCGCGGGTGCTGGCGTGAGCGACACCGGCCCGTGGCACATCTGGCTGAACAAGGTGCAAGGCCCCCGCGCACGCGGCGAGCGGTC